TAAAATCGGTCAGTTTGACGGTGGAACCACCGTTACTGTGGCGTAAAGGAGATAACCACAAATGGCTAGCAGCATAATCAACCGCCACTCAACCTTGGCAACAGACCCGTTACGTTCGTTTCGGTTCTTTGCTCAGTTTGAGGCAGCTAAAGAAGGCGGCGTGTTTAATAACAAACTCGTCACTTGGTCAGGCGGCTTTAGCAACATCAGTGGTTTGAGCGTTAATACTCAGGCCATCCAATACCGTGAAGGCGGTTACAACACCACAGTACACCAGGTACCAGGTATGACTACCTTTACACCAATTACATTCCAGCGTGGAGTTCTTGACGGAAACGACCAGGCAATCACATGGATGCGCGGACTGTTTGCTGCTGCATCTGGTGAAGGTCTTGCTGTTTCAACAGGTAAAGGCTTCCGCGTAAACATTAAGGTGTTTGTAGCAGACCATCCAAACTCAGGTCCTACAGACGTTCAGCGCTACAAAATGGGCTTCAAGATTCATAACGCCTGGATTACTGCGCTAAACTATACAGACCTTAATGCAGCAGATGGGGCAATCTTGTTTGAGTCAATGACACTCGTTCATGAAGGATTATCAGTGTTCTTTACAGACGACGATGGCAAAGACCCAGCAGGTCTCATTTCTTAATTAACAACAACTTTAGGAGTATAAATCGTGCCAGATATTATTACTGATGCAGAACTTGTAAACAAATTCGCAGCAAAGGCGATGGAGGAGCCCGCACAGGTCATTAAGACGCGGGCCCCTTCAGAGTCAGAAGTATCTTTGCCAGGCGGTTTCTTAGAAGCTAACGGTGAAGTTATCAGGACAGTCGAGGTAAGAGAACTTACTGGAGCTGATGAAGAGGCGGTTGCTAAAGCTGGTTCTTCAGGCAAAGCGCTTGACGTGCTATTGCAGAGGGGTCTAGCAAAAATTGGGTCTAGGACTGTAGAGAAAGAAGACCTAAACTCACTTCTTGCTGGAGATAGAGACGCAATTCTTTTAGGTATTAGAAGAGTTACGTTTGGTGACGATATGGAAATCGGTTACCGTTGCCGCACTTGCGGTGAGGAACAGCGAGATTCACTGTTACTAAGTAAAGATGTACCTGTTGTTTCTTTAGAAGACCGTGCTCAAGAGGGCACTTTTGAAGTAGAAACTAAGAAGGGCACAGCAGTTGTTGCTTTACCAAATGGTATTACACAGCGCAAGCTGATGGAAAACATTGATAAAACAACAGCAGAAATTAATACCTTGTTACTATCTGGATGCATTGTTTCACTAAACGGCTCACCATCTTCTGGAGCTTCTACTGCCCTATCACTAGGTATGGCGGATAGAACAAAAATCGTTGATGAGATTATCAAACGTAACCCAGGCCCACGCCTAGGGGAGGTGAAGAAGGCTTGTCAGGCATGCGGTGAAAACGTACTTCTACCGCTTAGCTTGCTAGATTTGTTTCGCCTTTAGTGAAGCAGATTACGAAAGCCTACTAGACCAATACGAGATTCTTACTAGAACTTTTGTTGGTTGGACACTTACAGAAATTCGTGGGCTCTCACCTAGAGAGCGCATGAACTGGTTAGAGCGGTCGAAAAGGACAAGATAGTAAATGGATTCTAAGCAAGGCCTAAACTTAGGCGGCTCCCATAGCGGCGCTGCTGCAAGTAACATGCAACGGTTTGAGTCTTCTGCTCGAGGCGCAAATAATAACTTGCTGCAAATGGCAAGTACGCTTCAGAGCAGAATTTTGCCTACTCTTTCATCTGCTGAGCAGATGCTTGCTCGTTTAGGTTCTCGCGCTAAAAATGTTTTCTCTGGTATGGGTGGCGGCGGTAGTTCTAATACCGTCATGGCACAACCTAGTTTCTCTAATACTGGTAACAATACAACTCCTGGAGGACCTACTCCACCATCTGGTGGTGGGGGTGGCGGCGGTGGTGGCACCGCACAACCTGCGGGTAACCAGCCTAGAGGCAACACAGTATTTCAACAGCCAGCTAATACTGCTGGAACAATTGCAGCCGCAGCGGTTACCGCTGGTGGCATTGCCATGCCTTCAGTTGATGAGGCATTCAGAATGCAGTTATACACTGCACGTGGTGGACTCGTTCTTGGCGGAGCCTATGGAAGAGCAGGCGGAACATATAACGGTGTAGGACAACCAATCAGCGGTAGTGGTGCTAGTTCTTACAACGACACTAGAGATTTATTAAATAGGATGGCCAAGTCAGGCACAGTAAAAGATGAGTTTGACCCTGCTCGTTCTTTGCAAGTAATGCGACAGAGTGGGTTATATGGAGGCTCTTCAGCAAACGCTGCACAGCTTGCCATGGGCGCTGCACAGATGTCTAACTTAACTCCTGGTATTGGAGTTGAAGGTGCTATGCAAGCGCAAGGCGCTGTACAACGTGGACGTTCTGTAAACATGTTAAGGGCAGTTGGTATTCGTATTCGTGATGACCAAGGCAACATGAAACCACTACCTCAAATTATTGATGAGTTGTGGATGAAGCTTGAAAGAGAAAAGCGTAAGAACGGCGGTAGTGGCAGCACGCTACGAGACGTACAAATATCTTTACAACCAGGTAATGCTCTTGCAACCATGCTTGATAACCTATTTGGAAATGACCCATACCTAAGAGCTCAGGTAGAAGACGGTCTTTTGTTTAAAGCTCAAAGCGGCGGCATGAGTATGTCTGACCCAAGAGCTGCAAAGAAGATGGAGCAACTAGGGTTTACAACCTTTGCTGCCAAAATGCAGAGCCAAAGAACAGCACAAGCAGCAGAGTTTATCTCTCAAACTGCTCCAGCTATGGCTGATGCTAAGGGTAGAGCTGACCAAATACTTTCATACATTAGTGGTTTCTTTACTGAGGTTGAAAAATTTACAGGTTTAATTAGCGTTCTAGGTGGAACTAAGGGATTCTTTGAAACTCTTGGCGGAGGTGGTAAGGGTGGACTAGGTGGTTTCTTTGCATCACTAATTCCAAACCCTGTTGCGTCTGCTATTACTGGATTATTTAAAGCTGACGGAGGTCCTGTAGAAGAACAGCGTCCGTACATTGTTGGTGAGCGCGGACCCGAACTATTTATGCCTAAAACAGATGGCGTAATTATCCCTAACGACGAATTAAAGAACTACCCATTCCGACACGCTGGTGGCGCTGTAAAGGGAAAAAAGGGACACATAGATTTAAACGATAAGTCTTCTAATGAAGACTTTGCTAAAGCTATGTTGTTACATTTAAATGCGCCCATGACTAAAGATGCTATTGAAGCTTTGAAGATATGGCAGAACTTTGAAGGCGGACACTTCCAAAACTCCGCTAAGTACAACCCTCTTAACACTACATATGATAAGTACTCTAACAAATCTATGAATAGTGTTGGGGTAAAAATTTACGATAGTTGGGATGATGGACTACATGCAACTATTGAAACTCTTACTGGGGCTAAAGCTGGAGCACGAGGTTACTCAGATATTGTTAAAGCTTTGCAAGGTGGAGCTAATAAAGAAGAGATTCTTGCTGCAATTAATAACTCAGCTTGGGTAACAGGTAAGACTGGTCAGAACCCATATAAGTTTAGTAAAAACCAAAGTGCGTCCGATTTTTCTGGTTTTTCTGGCATGGAACCAAAAGATGGGGGACTACTATCTGGCTCAACTTCAAACTCTTCTTTAGCTAAGCTCGTAGAAAATTTTTGGGATAGTTCAAAAAAGATGCAGCAACAAGCTGCAGCTCAAGGAGCTCAAACAACTAATAACTACAGTATGGGTGGAGTTTCAATTAAAGTAGACGGAGGCAGCGGTGCTATAGGCATTGCTGAAGCTCTTAAAAAGATTTTGTCAGACAAAGATTTATTTAAACAAGCGATGGGGTCATAATGCCAATTCCACTAGCTGTTCCGTTAGCTTTAGGCGCTATTAGGGTAGGCGCCGCTGTACTTACTCGTTCTCGTGCAGTAAGCGCTGCAAAAATTGCAGTTAACGTTTCTACTAAAACTAAAGCTGGTGGAACAGTAAAGTCTGTTGTTAATAAGACCGTTAAGAACCCAACTGTTAAGACAGTTAGTGTTAGCGCTAAAGCAGCAAAGACTGGAAAAACAGCTACAGCCGTAGTAGCACCAACTTTAGTAACTCGTGTACTAGGATTTGCAAAAGCAGCTGGGCCTACCGCTGGTCCAGCAGGAACTGTAGCTTCTGCATTAGCTGGTAGCGCTGCTTGGTATTTGACAAATAAAAAGAAAAAAAGCGGAACTGGAACAGGTAATAGACCCCTTGGTCAAGGAAGTAAAAAAGGCGGTAAAGGTGGAGACAGCGCATCTGGAACTCAAGCAACTCCCGTAATACCAACACCTAACGGATTTAAATTTAATTTACCACCTCATAGTTGGAGCTTACCTACAAGACCTCAAGTAGTAGTTCCTGGAATATCTAACAGCGTGGCTGAAAATGTTGTGCAACACGGGCTTAGAAGAGGAAGACTTTGGTATTTTGATAATGCTGGAATCATATCTACCTATGACTACGACACTGGAAAAGTTAGTAGCGAAAAAATAAAAGCAGAAGAAAGACTTAAAGAAGGAAAATTCAAAGGAGACAAAAGTACTATAACCTATAGCAAGGATATGTATAACTATGGATTCCAATTCCTTTGGAACCCAGAGTCAATTTCCCTTAGTGTTAACAGAAATATGGATGTAACTCCAACTGCAGCTGACGTTTACACCTCTGTGTCTGGAGCGTTTCCTGGTCAAGAGAGTATTTCTTTTACTGTTGTCCTAGACAGAACAAATGACATGGCATGTATACGCGGTCAGTCTGGAAATTTGAAAGAGTTTACATCTTTCTATAGTAGTGGGAAACACCCATTAGCTGGTAATACCCCAACAATTGAGGAACAAATAGAAGAGCTCTCTCGTATAGGAACAATGCACGATATTGAATATCTTTTAAAAGCTATTAATGGCGATGGGGTTAGTACAGAAAACCAACCTGGTGGTTGGACAAACTTATTAGGTAAAAAGACAGCAGATATTGGATACCTACAACCTTCTCTTCTTGCTTTTGAATTTGGCGGAGACCCCTTAGACCCTACTAACCAAAGCGCACTATCTTACGTGGGTTGGATTAGTTCTTTATCAATAAATCACACAGCGTTTACTGAAGGCATGGTGCCAATTAGAAGCAACGTATCAATTGCCTTTGATTGTTTCGCTGGTTCGGCAATGGTATAGGAGTAGACGTGTCTATATTTGCAGGCTCTCGATATGAGTATTCAACTATTGATTTTTTCTCAGTAATTGCAGGTGAATCAGAAAACCCTACCGTGTTCTATGAGTTTGACGACTTAGGCCTTACCTCGTATCAAAACCACAGATATTTATCTGGTGAACGTCTAGACCAACTTGCATATCGTTATTACAGCCGTCCTGAAATGTGGTGGATAATTGCTGAATACAACCCACAAATTGACGACCATGAAAATATTCCTAATGGAACAATATTAAGGATACCTAGTGTCTAATTTTATATCTATTAAATTTCCTAATGCGTCTGTAAATCCAACATACGTTTATTCATTAACCCTACATCAAAAGTTTTACGAACATGAAATGATTTCTATGACTTTTAAAGATTGGGCATACTCTTTTGATAATGTTAAACCTGGTACACCAGTTGAGATTGTGCTAAGGTCAGCAAAAGATAGCAGAGACTTTTATGGATACGTTCACCACGTTGAAGCAGATAAAACTCCAGGAAAAGATTTTGTTACTGTCCACTGCATTGGCGGCTCATTTCCTTTAAAACAGTCAAGTCAGTTGTCATACAAAAATGTAACAGCAAATATGGTTGTAGAAGAGATAGCAAAAAAACATGGACTTGTTGCTATTGCAGAACCTCATCCACGCATATTCCAACAAATAGCTCACCCAGGACTAACGGATTGGCAAATGCTTGTAAAACTTGCAAAACAAGTTGGGTGGGGGCTTCGCTCAGAAAATACAGAAATTTATTTTCAACCACTATTAGAGGATTATAAGACGTACCGAGCTCAGGCTCCTAAGTTCTTTCAAAAACCTGTCGGTCACGGGTTTGGTGGTATTTATAGTTTTACTCCAATTATTGGAGACTCTATAAATTACGATGGCGACGTTAAAGCTGCAGTTGCTATAGGTGGTGTAGACAAGACTACTAAGTCCGCATTAAAAACCACTAGACAAAAAAGACGCAAGGTAACCAGACGCAGAACTCAAGATGAGTTTTTTGATAGATACAACACTGATGCCGTTGCTCCTAGCCTTGAGATTATGGATTACGAAGCTGAAGCAGCGGAATTAAGAAACGCATTTCCGTACAGAGCCGCGGTTAAGGTTATTGGACAAACACGTTTAAGACCAGGAATGCCAGTGTACCTAGGGAACCTTGGTAAAGACTATTCTGGTTTTTGGACCGTGCTTGGTACAGAACATCATTACGAAGAAACTCAAACAAGGGTGTATACCTATACAACTACACTAACTGTTGGAACTGACTCTCTTGGTGGAGCAGTTCGTTGGGATGACGGAGAGACAATTGAAGCTCCAGAGGCAACCGTAAAAAGAGTAATTGTTCCTGGTAAAAAACAGACTAGACAAAGACCAAAAACAAAACTAGTTAGAACAGGTATAAAAATTGGACCTCAAACTAAAGGCAGTTTTGGAAAAATACAAAATAGGCCTAAAATAGTCAGTGCCAAAAACAGCACTGCTGTTTGGAAGACGGGTTCTAAAAACCTATCTAAATCTAAATCAACTAACCCAGAAAAGAAACGTTCACCCGTCATAGCGGCTAGGGTACAAAAAGCAGCAGCGAGGGCCAGATGAAAAACTATAACGAAAAGTTTTACGGTCTATATGAAGGCATTTGCTCAGACGTAGATGACCCAGATAAAGAAAACCGTATTAAGTTACAGGTGCCGCAGGTGCTTGGTGAAGACATTACCGAATGGGCTAGACCCTGCCTTCCTGTAACCTCTAATAGCAACCACCCAGACCATAAGAAACATTTAGCATCTGAAGTTGCAGCTTTGTTACAGGCTCACGCTAATCATTCTGAAACTATTGGAACTACAAGTAATAGCGTTCCTGGTGTTACTGGTGGCGGTTCTCACAGTCACTCTATTACTATTAACCTTGCTCACACCAACAACCACACTGGTAAGAGCCCAGACACTACATACTTTTTAGACCACCCACACGAGACCGACCCTGATGAAGACAATAAGCACAACGATGACCAAGAGATAACCACGGACCAACCACACCACACCCCACACAGATTGGTGCCAAAGATTGGTCAAAAAGTATGGGTTATGTTTATTGGTGGGGACCCTAACTTTCCAGTATGGATGGGAGTAGAACTTTAATGGAAACACCAGCAGCAATATCTTTGCCCTTTTCATTTAACTCTAACGGCTCATTGACCGTTAGCACAGACCCTAAAAAAATATGGCAAGACCGAGTAACTATTGCGGTCATGACCTACTTTGGAGAAAGGGTGATGCGCCCTAACTACGGAAGCGGTGCAAAAGGTGCGGTGTTTGAAAACGCTGATACCGCTAAATCTGTTATTAACGAGGCTGTAAGCAAGGCATTCTCAGTATGGCTATCTCCGCTAAAGCTTACAAACATTAAATACAGGTACGAGAACAACCAGGTTGATAGCTTTGAAGTGTTTTATACATACGGCGGCGGCGGTATAGCAGAGAGTGTAACTATCAATACTGCTATCCTAAGCAGGGCCGCAGAACAGGTACTGGCGGTTAGATAATGTCAGAACAAAACTATATCCCGCAGGTTGACTATACCTCTAGGGACTACGCAGCTCTTAGGGAAGACTTAACTGAGTTAATTCCTTTCTTTGCTCCGCAATGGACAAACAGAGACCCGTCTGACTTTGGCATGGCTATCTTAGAGTTGTTCTCCTATGTAGCTGATGGTCTACATTTTTATATAGACCGAACAGTAAATGAGTCGTTTATTGATACTGCTAGTCAAAGAGAAAGCGTGCTGCAAATTGCTCAACTGTTGGGATATACACCAACAAAAACTACTCCTTCTGCAGCATTGCTTACTTTTCAAAATTCGACAGCTAGCATCATCACTGTTCCAGCTAAAACAAAAGTTGCTGCTAACGTAACTAACAACGGCGTTGTAACACAAGTAATTTTTGAAACAGACTCTGCTGTTCAAGTCCCAGCTAAAACTTTAGGTACTAATGGTTCTGCTACAGTAACCGCTACACAAGGTGAAACTGTATACGATGAGGTTATTGGAACATCTGACGGAACAGCAAATCAAGAGTTTGAGTTGTCAGAAAGCCCAGTAATTAATGGAAGTATAACTATAAATGTTAACGGTGTTATCTATACCGAAGTCCCATACTTGGTTGACTACAGCGGTTATGACCCAGTGTTTTCTACTTATACAAACTCTGAAAAAACAACTTTTATAAAATTTGGAGACAGCATTAGTGGACGCATCCCGTTAAACGGAGTGCAAATGACTGCTACTTACAGAGTTGGCGGCGGTCTTTCTGGAAATATTCCAGTTAACACAATTAAGTTTATTAAAACAAATGCGGTAGCAGGATTATCAGTTAACAACCAAGATGTTGGTTTAGTATCTGGAGCCGCTGTTGGAGGAGCTGACGAAGAAGCAACTGACTCTATTAGAGTTAATGCTCCTAAATCTATTAGAGCATTAAACCGTGCAGTTTCTCTTTCAGATTATGCTTCTCTTGTAATTCAGGTAGCTGGTGTTGCTAAGGCCGTATCAACAGCCGACGTGTACAGCAGCGTTACTGTTTATTTTGCCCCATACGGTGACAGCGGTCTACAAAGCGACGGTGTTACTTCTTCCCTAGTCTTTAATAATTTAAAAACAGAGATTGAAGAGTATTTAGTAGATAAAATTCCTGCTGGAACTACTGTTACGCTGCAACCGCCGTCATACGTAAATTGTACAGTTGTAGGAAGTATTATTGTTCTTCCAACATATAGACAAGACCAAGTTAAAGCTGCTGTTGAAGATGCGGTACGAGAGCTATTTGCTTTTGATAACGTTGTGTTTAATGACTACATTGGTTATACAGATGTATTAAAGACTATTGACTCTGTAGAAGGCGTAAGCCGAGCTAACCTACAAAAGCTTGTAAGAACTGCAAATGACCAAACATTTACTATTAATAATAAAGCACTTAATAATAGTGTGGCAACCCTTACGACTTCCGTAAACCATAATATTACTGTAGGTCAGGTTGTTAACGTGACGGGCGTTGATAGCACGTTTAATGGAATCTTTAGAGTCACTGCTAAGACTAACAACACATTTTCTTTTGAGTGTGTTGCTACAAATGTTAGCTCTACCGCAGCTGTTGGTTCGGTAACTGTATACGAAGTTAATGACATAGAGTGCGCTAAGAGTGAGCTACCTCAACTATCTAGTCTAACCATTGCGGCCTCTGGAGGTATTGTTATCTAATGGCACGTTACGGTCTTGATTACTATAGCGCTAAAAGTTTTCCTTTAAGCTATTACGGTCCTGACTCCCCAATTAGCTTTACTGCTGAAGACTTTTTTGGTCAATCTGTGGGATATGGTCAGGTAAATCTTACCTGGATTACCCCTACTGGAGCCTGGGCTAAACTTCGTATTGTAAAAAACAAATACGGGTACCCAATTAACATTAATGATGGTCAAACTATATTTGAAACTACTAGAGGTAACGACCCACAGTTTTACTTAGATGTAAATAGACCAAACGAACCTAAGGTATTTTACTATTCCGTTTTTGTTTTTGAAACTACTCAACTTTCCTGGGTGTTAGCTGGAAGAACAACTGGTTTATCTGTTTATAACTATGGAACACAGACCCGTTTGTACGACTATTTGCCAGATGTGATGAAGCTCGTGTCACCATACTCTGCTGGTTCTAGCACAGACAACAAAGACCTAAAAGACTTTTTATCTGTATTTGGGTTTAAATTTGACTATATTAAATCATTAGCTCAGCTATCTAAAGAAAAATATAATACGGAAAAAACAGTTGGCACTCTTATTCCACCGTTACTAAATCAATTTGGTGTTACCTATGAACCTGAGATTGGTTTTGAACGTTCAAGGGTTCTTCTTAGAGACGTTTTGCTTATTGAAAAGACTAAAGGCAGCCGTGACGGATTAAAGAGTTACATAAAGGGGTTTACTGGTTGGGGGGTTCCACAACCAAACGCAACCACACCAAACCCATCTGTAGAAGGAATAACCTTAAGTCACAATATAATGTTGGATTACAACGACTCTTCTTTTGAAGAGGGTATTGGACACTGGACTTCTCCAAACTCTTCTTCTTTGCTTTTTCAAATTGGAAAAAAAGATATATCAGCTGTATCTATAGTCTCTAATCAAGCTCGTTTAAAGATTGGTACCCATGGGTTTGGAGTTGGACAAGAAATATTTATATTTAACTGTCCGTTTCCTATATTTAATAGTCCAATAACCACTAAGACTATTACAGCAGTAGATACAGACTCTATATATTTTGCACTTACCGCAGCAGACTTTCCATTAAGAAGTGCTTATAACTTTACAATTGAAGAGTTTCCTTACGTTGTTCCTAATCCAAATCCTTGGGTGGAAAACACAACTCCAGCTCTTTTTCCAAATAAACGAAAAGGAATTTTAGCTGTTAAAAACGCTGATGCAACACAGCCCGCAGAAATTTATATTTCCTGTGGAGACGCAAAACCTGTCACATTAGGTATACCTGTAAAAACTGGTATTGAATATACTTTTAGTGGATATACAGCATCTAGTGGAACTGGTCGTTCTATACAGGCAGCTATTAAATGGTACGACAGATTTGGCGCGTTGATGTCTACCTCTACAGGCAATAGCGTAACTAACTCTACAAACACTTTTAGCGCTAGGGTAACACTAACCTTGGTGGAACTGGCTCTGGTTTTGAAATTACTGTCCAAAGATGTCAAGAGTGTTATTACGCGGTTCCTCAATTTGTTTTGTCTTCTGTAGGTGCTGGAAACAGCAACGAGTATCACTACTTTGATGCTTGCCAATTTGAACAGGCAGCTTCAGTGACTTCGTACGATGACGCTAGAACCGTTCACCTTACACTAAAAGCCAACCGCATTAACGAGCTATTAAATCCTAGGTTTGAGTCACCCTATACCCCTTGGTCTGTAACCAACTCTACGGCTACAGTTGTTAGTGGAAGCGCGGAGCCTAACCTAGACTCCTACCAAATTACATCTAAGGTAGTAAATGGCGGGGTTGCAACTTTGACTACAGATGTAGTTCACACATTTAAATCTAATGACTCTGTTGTTATTGAGAATATGGGTGCTCCTTTTGATGGAGTAAAAGTTTTAAACTCTGCTGGAGACAATGTTCTTTCTTTCCCTGTTACTGGTGGAAACGTATCAGCTACAGTTACCACAGGTCAGGTTTACAAATCTGGAAACTCCTTGCGGGTTACCTCTACTGGTACATCTCAAGTATTAGTTAAGTCAACTACAACTAGCGCCGACCTAACCAGCATTCACTATCCAGATACAGCATATAGTTTTAGTTCTTATGTAAAAGCTGGTCAGGTTGGTGTGTCGGTTTCTGCGGTAATTGTTTGGTACAACAGCAGTAAGACTGTTATATCTACCTCTCAAGGAACCTCTAGAGCCGCCACAACAACTGGGTGGGTGAGGCCTTCTGTAACCGCCATAGCTCCGTCTAATGCAGCTTATGCACACGTACAGCTGGTGTGGGAACCCGCAGCTCCTGGAGATATTATATATACAGACGCTGCTCTATTTGAAAATAGCTTCTTTGTATTAGATTACTTTGACGGTAGCACTGGATTTAGCTCAACAGCTGAGCTCTTCTGGGAAGGCAGCACCCCTAACGCTGGGCGCAGCCACTACTACAAGAACCGAGTCTCTATTGAAAAGCGACTTAATGCGGGTGCGCTTGATGAGTATGTTGGACTGGGGGCATCGTACGCCGTTTACCTGGCACAGCCAAAGACGTAGTAGGATAGCGGCATGCTAGACCTGATATTGATTGGTTGTTTTACGGGATTTCTATTGGCGACAATAGAGCCGTTAATTTCTATTCTGAGTATATTTATCAGTAATAGGGTTATGAACGCTATTTCCTCAATTCTTTTTTCAAGCATTGCAACATGGTTAGTTGAAGTTTCAACTATCAAAGGTTTTATTCTGTATGCGGTAGCGGGAGCTTTCCTAGGCTCTGCCCTATTAGCAGCAGTTGAACGTGTGGCAACTTATCGCCCCGCCGTTGTGCAATCCCTAAGAGAACAGTAGTATCAGGTCTCCATACAAGGAGGACCTATGTCTAAATATTTTGTAATCGTTGCTGGTAACGGCACAACTAGCAGAGCAAACATAGAAGCTCTGATGGAAGATTATTACTATGCAAACGGTGAGGGTGGAACTCTTCTTCTTCCTTACACTAATAAACCGTCTCAAGGCCAAGTTTTTGCTGCACAGTATGCAAAAGATAACGGAAAAGATATTGTTGTCTTTGCTCTAGAGGGGGCGTCTCACGACAGCATCCCATCATCTAGTGCTGTACTAACTACTGAACCTTTTTCTTCCGCTGCAGATGAGGCAAAAGGAAATAACCCATCCGCCTTTATTTTGTGGGCAGATGAAGACGGTGACTCACAAGTAATACTTACCCACTGTAGAGATGCAAACATCCCATGTTTTGATTTAACTAATGGTCTTGGGCCTTTGACCGCAACTCAAGACGCGGTACCTATTGTTACTCCTGTTGTACCTAAACAAGAACAACTTCCTATTGCTGAGGTAGAAACCGAAGAAGAGGACGAAGAGGAAGAAGAGGACGACGAGGAATATGAAGAGGACGAAGAGGAAATAGAAGACCTAGACGGCCTTTATGAGGGCGTCGAGGCGGTGGCTCGAATCTTTGCTAGAGTACTAATTGAGGAGTGGAATAAGGCGAATGAAAAACCTAAGCCCTAAGGCCCTAGGCCTGCTGGTACATATAAACCGATATGGGGCTGTAAACGGAGCTGAGGGCCTTGCAGAGGCCTTTGGTACTGGGGTTAAGTCCGTCCGTACAGGACTTACGGAACTCCGCTCTAATGGCCTTATAAGCCTTTCTAAGGGGCGTACAGGCAACGGTCATTACTGGTCTGAGGTTTTAATTACGGAGGCTGGTCAGGCTGTGATAGAACGGTATGCCGAAATGGCACACGGACGGAGTGCCAAAAAGGCACCCCGACGGAGTGCCAAAACAGGCAACTACATATCACCGAATAGCCACTCAGCTAATACTCCGTATAGTAAGAGAGCTAATTCAATATTAAAAGAGGGTCGGACGGAGTCCGACGAGAAAGAAGAATTTGATAAAGTCCCAATGCCGATAGGAGAGCAAATGCAAAGAGACCCAGACGACGAAGCCGAGGCCAAGAAAAAGTGGGAAGAAGAAACTCGGGTGAAGCGTCGCGAAGCCAAAGAGTCTCGTCGTGTAGAAAAGATTAAATACATTGCTTCCCGTCCCGTTGAAGACTGGACCCCGACTCAGTTAGCAGAATACTTTGCTGACCACATGAAGCAGATGAACTGGAAGATTGCTGAGTGGACTAGTCGTAGTGGGTTTAAGGGTGGCATTGAAAACCTGCGCATGAATCACAACACTAATGGTGTTATCGAAAAAGAATTGATTGATAGGTTCTTTTCAACTATTAAACATGACAAAGGACTTGACAACCCAGACCTCATATGGCGTATGTTTATCAAACGGGCACCGCAGATGTTAAATGATGCTAAGGCTTCTTTGAGAACTGATAAAGACGTTGTAGCATTAAGAGAGCAAGCTTCTAAATCATGGGAAGGTCTTGATGTATAAGTTAGAAGAGCAAAAGATTCGCCGTCGTACTTGGATACAGGCAGCAAACATTCCACCTGCTATGCAAGGTTGGAGATTAGAAGATTGCGTAGAGTCTGACCCAGAAGATAAAACAAATATCATTCGTTGGATTAAGGCTGTAGAAAAGGGTTTGGTTATCAGAGCTGTTGGTAGCAAGGCTTGTGGCAGAGGGTTGTTGTTAGATGGAAATCCTGGCCGAGGCAAGACCACGCTGGCTTTAGCCACTTTACAAGAGATGATGCTCACTCTTCCTATAGAAGCTTTTAGTGTAAAAGATGGCGATACCCTTACAAAACCTTGCTATTTCATGACTTTTAACGATTTTTTGGAACTTAAAGGTTCCATGATGGATGACCCGACAGACGCACAGGACACGCTCTATCATGGTGTCTTAGGAGAGTGCTTGGCTGACGCCTACAACATTCGTATACTTGTACTAGACGATGTTGGTAAGGAACACGCTGGGCTCTCTGGGTGGCAGAAGAATATGCTTCATCATCTTCTTCGCACCCGTTTTAACAACGGACTACCTACTATCGTTACAACAAACGTAAAACTAGAAGATTGGGCAGGCCTCTACGGTGATGCTACAGAAAGTTTCGCACGTGGAGCTTTTGCCTACTTACCAATCGTGGCAGAAAAAGGAGACCTACGTCGATGAGGAATGCGGTGAATGAAGAACTAAGACTAGTGCAGGTGTTCTTGAGTCAGTCTCAGACGCCTGGACCAAGTATCTTTGAAGTGTCGGTTCAAGAAGGAACCGATAGATTGTTCTGCACATGCCCAGGATTCAGTGGACGAGGTTCTTGTAAACATACAAAGTTTGTCAAAGCCCGTATTGAAAATAACAACGGCAACTATCCTCTAGAAATATCTAATCGTGCATCGAAAGAAGATGCAGACAAAGCGCGGTCTTCTAATTCACGGTTCCGCGAGTTCATTATAAAGTTCGGTAAGATAGAGGTATTCTAATCCCGTGAAGCACGGGGACATAAGTAACGAACTGCCAAAAAGAATACTCGTTACTACAGATATATTTTTACGAATTGAACTTACGAAGCAGCGCAAGTTTAAAATTATTCCTACCATAAAGGTAGACAAAAAAGTTGACCGAGCTGTTCTCAGTTGGCTATACCTGTACACATCTAGGACAGGAACAACACTAGAGCTTATTTCTTATGAGCTTAACGAAAACGATTTACAAGATTTTGTAGATGGACTTGACAGACTAGGTACTAATCCATTTAGATACTTTACAGCATACCAATCGGTACAACACTTGGTTCAAGAGTTACCACTCAGACCTGAGGTTGTTGGTGTCGTTGATATACAATCAAGGATGCTAATGTACGGGCACTGGGGACGTAACATAAACGAACTATGAATAATGAAACTAGATTACTAAGCAAAGTCCTAGAGGACAGGTCCATAACCCTATTGTTTGATAGGGGTGCAGGCGACCAATGGTTTGTAGACCCAGAAAATAAAAACATATGGAAGTTAGTTCGTGAGCATTATTTTGCTTATGGAGAGGTTCCAAGCCTCGATGTTATTACCGCTAGTTATCCAAACTATAAATTAACTCAGGCACAAGATAGCCTTGAGTATCTTGTAGATGCTGTTATTGATGAAAGACGCAGAGCATCAACTATTAAGATGGTTGATACTGCTATCAAGCACATAGAAAAACAAGACCATGAAACAGCGCTTCTTGCAATTCAATCAAGCCTTAGCCAACTTGAGGCTGATGGTCTTAGCGGTACTAGCGATTTAGATTTAACAGTTGATGCACAAAAACGCTATGACGAATATGAATACCGAAAGAACAACCCAGGTCTATTAGGTGTTGCAACTGGTTTTAATACTATGGACCAGGCAACAGGCGGGTTACAGAACGGTCAGTTGATTGTTATCGTGGCTCCTCCAAAGACTGGTAAGTCAACTCTTGCGTTACAGATTGCACAGAACGTTCATATGAAAGACAAGAGAGTTATGTTCCAATCATTTGAGATGAGCAACCACGAGCAATTGACTCGTTACGATGCAATGAGGGCACGAGTTTCACACAGTCGTCTTATCAACGGTTTACTTACACCAGAAGAAGAAGGACGTTACAAAGCAAAGCTTGCAAGCATTGAGAAGATGAGAGAAAAGTTTTGGCTAGTTGACTCAGCAGCAGGCATGACTGTCACTGGTATCTCCAGCAAGATACAGGTGTTGCATCCAGACGTTGTATTTATTGACGGTACATATTTAATGATTGACGAGCAGACTGGAGAGGCAAATACTCCGCAGGCTATTACCAATATTACTCGTAGCTTGAAACGTATGGCACAGAGGTTTAAAGTACCAATTGTTATTTCTACTCAAGCGTTGAAGTGGAAGATGAAAAAAGGACAAGTAACTGCAGACTCAATTGGTTACTCCTCTTCTTTCCATCAAGACGCAGATGTAATATTTGGACTACAAAGAGAGGATGAAGCAGTGGACGACACTCGCGTACTAAAGATTCTAGACAGCCGTAACTCTGGTCGTGGCGAAGTATCACTTATGTGGGACTGGAACAACGGTCAATTCCGCGAACTAGAAAATGATGACTTATGACATTAGACGAGATGCAGGAAACGTTAGAGAGGTTAGGCCTTGAAGTCGTATCCACTAGAGGTTCAGAAATCCAAAGCTATTGTCCAGCACATGTTGAAAGAACAGGTCACGAGGACAGAAACCCATCGTGGTGGATTAACGCTGATACAGGTGCGCATATCTGTTTCTCATGCCACTACAAAGGTGGACTGCTGTCATTGGTTTCCTATATTCAAAAGTGGGACTTCGACAAATCTAAAGAGTGGCTTAATGACGGGTCATCTAACCTTGCGGCTTCTTTACAAAAAGCAATCAAACCAAAAAAAGTATTTGAAGACATCACTTACATAACCGAGTCAATGCTTGCGGCCTTTATTGACCCGCCAGCAGATGCTCTTGCTTCACGCGGTCTCACATTGGCTGCAGCGCAAGAGTATGAAGTTCTATGGAGTGAAAGACACAGCAATTGGATTACTGTTATTCGTGACCCACACACCCATAAATTATTGGGGTGGCAAGAAAAAGGTCACAAGTCTAGATTCTTTAGAAACCAGCCTGTTGGGGTACCAAAGAGCGCAACCTTATTTGGCTACAAGCAATACAAAGGTGGAGACATGATTATTGTTGAGTCTCCGCTAGATGTGGTAAGACTGGCCTCTGTTGGTATCAAAGGTGGGGTCAGCACTTACGGCTCTATGGTATCTATGCAACAGTTCAACTTAATGCGTGGAGCCGATAAGGTTATTTTTGCTATGGACAACGATAAGGCTGGTCAAGACTCTTCAGTAAACTTGTTGATTCTTGCACAGGAGTATGGCACAGACGCTTGGTTCTTTAATTACAGCAACACGGATATGAAGGATGTTGGCGCTATGAGCAAGTCTGAGATAGTCTATGGATTAGAGAACGCACGCCATATGGTAAATGGAAAAAAAGCACTAAGAGGAGAACATGCCGTTACGTAGGATAAAGAAAAGACCAGCTTGGATATTTGATGTAGATGGAACGTTGGCTAACGTAGATTCAATATTAAAGTACATAGTTAACAAAGACGACACTGATGATTTTAAGAAAGATTTTGATAAGTTCCACAGAGAATCCGTCCATGTTCCACCCCATCCTCATGTGGTGGACATGCTGTGGAACGTTGTTGACAGGGGCGATGCTGACATAATCATTGTAACCGCCCGCAGAGAAGAGTGGCGTGCCCACACCTCATACTGGCTAGAAACAAAAGCAAACGTCCCACACACCGCATTGTTCATGCGTGGCAATAAAGACTACAGACCAGACTATGAGGTTAAAAAGGACATACTGGAACACATAAGATTATTTTGGGACGTTAAACATGCTGTTGACGACAACCCAAATGTGATTAGACTTTGGCAAGAAAATGGCATACCCACTACAAAGATAGGAAATTGGGACGGCAAATGATTATTGGACTCACTGGTTACGCACAGTCAGGCAAGGACACTCTTGCAAACATCCTTGTTGAAAAATATGCATTTAAACGCATAGCCTTTGCAGACCCTATACGTGAGTTCTGTTATGCCATGAATCCTGTAGTAGGTCATGTAGCTAATGAAGAAACAATATTAAGACAGCTAGTAGACCGAGTAGGTTGGGACGAGGCTAAGCAATACGGCGGGGTACGCCGTCTATTGCAGAACGTGGGCATTGCTGCACGTGAAGTATTTGGTGAACAGTTTTGGGTAGCACAGGCTTTAAGAAACGTGCACTTTACAGAAAACGTTGTTATTACAGATGTTAGGTTTCTTAATGAAGCAAATGCTATTAAAAAATACGACGATGCACAGATATGGAGAGTCAAACGTCCTGGGTTTGGCCCAGTAAACGAGCACGTCTCTGAGTCTGAAATGGCAGATTACAAAGCAGACCAGATTTTTTATAATGCTGGGACTTTAGAAGATTTAAAAGTGTTGGTAAACACTCGCATGAGAGCGTACGTTTAATGCAGTATTGGTCATGGGTATTAGCAATCATTGGGGTTGCTGGCATCTACTTTGTAGGTCGTAAGACTATTTGGGGATGGCTAGTCCTATTGTTTAATGAGGGTTTGTGGATTACTTACGCTTTGATTACGGACCAGTACGGATTCATATTTTCCGCCCTTGCCTACGCTATTGTTTATATAAGGTCTTACGTACATTGGTCTAAAGATAAAGTTAACGAGATACCTCTGTGACATTCACTGGCTCCCTTCTTCCCTATCAACCTGAGGCAGTTGACAAAATGTGCCTTCGTAAGCGCATGTTGGTTGCCTACGACCTTGGGTTAGGCAAAACAGTTATTACTATTGCAGCCATAGAACGTTTGATGGATGAGAACAAAGTAACTGAGCCAGGCCTTATAATTTGCCTGTCTTCCCTAAAATACCAATGGGCTGGACAGATAGAGAAATTTACTGATGGAACTTCACGAGCTTTGGTTGTGGATGGAACGCCGAAGAAAAGAGCAGAGCAATATGCTCAAGCCCAAGACTGGCGTAACACAGGGATTGATTACATCATTCTTAACTACGAGCAGATTGTTAACGACTGGGACTATATCAAGGAGCTACCAAGAGGATTTGTCGTCCTTGACGAAGCCACAGCAATCAAATCTTTTAAGTCCAAACGCTCAAGAGCAGTCAAGAAGCTTGTCAACGCCCCGTACCGTTTTGCACTCACAGGTACTCCTATTGAGAATGGCAAGCCAGAAGAGTTGTATAGCATTATGCAATTCGTTGACTCCAACGTACTTGGTAGGTTTGACATCTTTGACGCCGCTTTTATCGTAAGAAACTCTTGGGGCGCACCACAGTACTACCGTAATTTAAAAACTCTTCACGAAAAGATGAAAGAAGCATCTGTTCGTAAAGCACAGAAAGACGAAGACGTCGCTCCTTATCTTCCAGACACAATCCATAAAGACCCAATAAATATATTCTTTGACCGAAAGTCTTCTAAGTTATACAGACGTATAGTTGAAGATTTGTTGTCAGATTTAGATGAAGCTCAAGATTTGTTTGGCAGTAACTTTAATATTATGGCTCACTACGGCATGGAGTCTAGACGCGGTGGTCCAGAGGATGAGATGCGTGGCAAGATTATGTCTAAGATTGGCGCTCTTAAGATGCTGTGCTCTCACCCAGACTTGTTAAAGGCTAGCGCTGCTAAATTTAGAATGATGGGAGGCGAGGGTTCAGCATACATAGCTGAGCTTGTCGATAACGGTTTTCTAGATGAGATTACTAGTTCTCCAAAATTAGATTACTTAATTCAATATGTAAAGGACCACCTAGAGCAAGATGACAACAACAAGGTGGTTATTTTTGCTACCTATGTTGACATGCTTGATAAGATAGTCGCAGCACTCGGCGAAGACATGTGCAGAAAGTACTCAGGTAAACTAGATGCTCGTACTAAAGAACTTAACAAAACTGACTTCAATACTAATCCCGCTGTACGCGTACTGGTTAGTTCTGACGCTGGGGGTTACGGTGTGGACCTTCCTGCTGCTAATATGCTTATCAATTACGACCTCCCTTGGTCTTCAGGCAGCGCAACGCAAAGGAATGGCCGCATACAAAGAGCGTCATCTACCTGGCCAACAATAGTTATTCAAGACATTATCGTTTCTGGTTCTATAGAAGAAAGACAACACGAAGCTTTGCAACAAAAGAGCGCGGTAGCAAGTGCGGTAATTGATGGAGAGGGGTTTGACGATAACGGTAACATGCCGTTAAGCGTTGGAAGTTTAAGACAGTTTTTACAAGCAGCAATTGTCTAGTAGCTCAGTTGGCAGAGCAGGCGACTGTTAATCGCCAGGTCCCTGGTTCGAGCCCAGGCTAGACAGCTTCGCGGATGTAGCGCAGTTGGTAGCGCGGAACCTTGCCAAGGTTCAGGTCGCGGGTTCGACCCCCGTCATCCGCTCGTGGTTAGACTAAACAGGATATATACCAAGACGGGTGATACAGGCACGGCCGCACTTATGGGCGATGGCCGCCATCCCAAAGAAGATATTATCTTTGATGCAATTGGCACAGTAGACGAAGCTAACTCTTCTATTGGTGTTGCTATGTGTTATGTAGAAAACAAAGATGTACATAAAGTATTAAAAAATGTACAGAATGATTTATTTGATTTAGGTGCTGACCTAGCGTATCCAAAAGCTTCTGTAACTGAAGCACATATTACTTATCTTGAAACCACTATAGATTTTTATAACTCTCAGCTAAAACCTTTAGAGTCATTTGTTTTACCTTCAGGCACCCAGGCTTCGTCCTACCTACATCTTTCTAGAACAATAGTACGAAGAGCCGAGAGGGACGTGTGGGATGCCGTAAAACAGCGGGAGACCAACCCCCTCATAGCCAAGTACCTTAATAGGCTTTCAGACCTGCTATTTGTCCTAGCTAGATACATGAATCACGGGGACGATATACTGTGGGAACCAGCAGTAAAACTATTGGCAGATGGTGTAATTGGCAACACGCCTGGCTCTGAACCAGGAGACGTCTAGGTTCGACCCCTAGTCTGCCAGCTTTACACCCAACAATTATTGTTGGGCGGGTACACTTATAGGATGCCTAACGCACCTAAGACCCCAACGCGTACTATCCGCGTGTCAGACCAGCTATGGACCGCTGTCCAAAAGAAAGCTGCAGCTGAGAAGGTTACTGTAACCAGTATTATTATTGAAGCCTTAGAAAACTATATTAAAGAAGACTAATCAAATGGGAAAACACCACGATAAGGTTGCCGCTGCTTTGAAGTGGCGTCAAGAGACCATGCCTAAGGGCAGTGGTTTTAAGAAGCCTGGGTCTATGAACCCACGCAAGACTGGGTTCCGCAGTTATACAGCAGCAGAAGCTCGTAAAAAGATAGGTTGACAAGTATCCAAACCCTGTAATAGGTTGTGTATGTAAACAACAACCAAAGGGGATTTATGGATATCACCTCAGTACGCGGCTACATTAAGCAGTACTCTGCTATTAAAGATGAAGTCGAAACATTAACTAAAAGACAATCAGAACTAAAGTCTCGTCTTACACAGACGATTGATGAATATGGTTCAGCCGACGAACGCGGTCACATCGTTCTTTCCGTCCCAACCGATACATCGGAAGAAGACGACCTAACAATTATGAAGCAACGTCGTGTGTCTAAGAATTTAGACATGGACCTTGCTGAAACTATTTTAACTAAAAAAGGTCTCAAAGATAAATGCATCAAGATGGTGCCACAGATAGATGAAGCAGCAATCATGGCCGCTTTCTATGAGGGCTATCTCACGGAAGAGGATATTGATACAATGTTTCCCTCAAAGGTTACATACGCGTTTATCGTAGGGAAATAACTGTTAAAGCTACTATGACAGATGAAATAGATAAGATGTTTTCTGACTTGGATACATACTATCCAGGCAGTAAACGAAAGCGCAGGGAACCAAAAGCTCCCGAGGTAGAAGTTGACGATACGTGGGAATCAAAGTCCTACACTAAGACTCTACCTAATGGTAAGGACATGGAGTTCTATACCATTGGCGCTCTCGCTCAAGCGTTAGGACGACCAGTGATTACTATCCGTCAATGGATAAAGTCAGGTTACCTACCGCCATCACCATACAGGCTTCCTACAAAGAAGAATGTAAAGGGAGAAGACCACAAGGGTCGCAGACTATATTCTAAAGCTCAGATTGATAGCGTGGTAGAATTGTTTAAGGTTTCGACACCGCAACCATCGAAGAACGACCAGTAGCAGCAACTACAAATGCTGTTCAATCAGGCTGGGATGCAGCAGAAAAGCTAACTACAGCCACAGGTGACTACCCAACAGAATTTAAATTTGTTGATGGTGAGTTCACAATCGTCAAGTTCATTGACCAAAATGGTCCATTCGCAATCTACAAACAGCATTTCCTACAGCAGAAAACTGTTGGTAAGCGTTCGTATGTTTCACTTGGACCCAACGACCCACTATGCACAAAGCTAGGTAGCAAGCCAGAAGATAAAAGAGCATTCACTATTGCAGTGGTTACTCCTTCAGGCGTTGTTCGCCAAATGCTTATTGCAAGCCCACGTTTGTACAAGACATTGTACGCAGCAGAGTTTTCTCCACAAGGACCTCTGACAAAGAACTACTGGGCTATTAGCCGTACAGGCAAAATGCAACAGACTGTGTATCACCTCAACGCAGTAAAGCCTCGTGACCTCATGGAAGATTGGGGTATTGATGAAAAGATGGCGGAAGAAGGCGTGGCAACAATCAAGCCATTTGAACGCTCTGTAATCAAAGAACACACATGGGCTGAACTAGAAGAGATTGCAAACTCTCTTCTATAACCACTAGAGTTCTGAGGGCCAGTAAACTTAATCCCCTTTCGTCGCTGGCCCTCAGACACCTATCAATCGAGGCAATCATTTGAATATCATTACTACAAAAGAACAGCTAAAAGAACTTGTTGATTATTACCTTGCACAAGAAGCATTTGCATTTGACGTAGAAACGGTCGGCGATAGAAGAGGAGTACCTGTTGTTAATCAAGTACTATGGCTTAGCCTTGCGACTTATGGTCGTGGGGATGTTATACCGATGGGCCATCCTCATGGTGAATTTGTATCAGAAAGCTTCCCACTTACAGGACAGGGGGAGAAGCGTGTATTGGCTGGTTTACAAGCCCGCGAAAGCGATTACTCTAGGGACAAGCGCAAAGCTACTAGGACTTTCGAATCTGCTCCTGAACAACTATCGCCAGCAGAAGTCTTTGCTGAGTTAAAACCTTTATTTTTTAGTGACAAGTTAAAGATTGGTCACAACCTAGTATTCGACCTTTGTTCTGTAGCAAAGTACTTTGATAAAACAATTCCAGTAGGTCCATACTTTGACACAATGGTGGGCTCGTTTATTTATGACAACCGCAATAAGAACAAGTGCGGTCTTGATGATTGCTTAGAGCGCGAGCTTGGATACATGATGGAGAAGGGTGTGGGTGCTCAAGTAGAGGTCCACGCTTTTAGCGTTGTTGCCAAGTATGCGTACTTAGATGCTAAGTATACGTTTATGCTTTGGAAAGTAGTACGCGATAAGATTAAAGAGTCTGGCGTAGAAAACATTATGAAGCTAGAGATGGATGTGCTTGAGGTTTTATGCCACATGAAACTTCACGGTGCTCCTATAGATACAGATGCGCTTTCTGAGTTGCATACCAAACTAGAAGCAGACATTGAGGCTGCTAGAGCACAGATTTATAAGCAAGCAGGCAGAGTATTTAACATTAACTCTAACCAAGAGAAACAGTATCTTTTGTACAGCAAGAAGTCTGAGGGAGGACGAGGTCTTAAGCCAAAGATTCTTACTAACAAAGGTGCTGAAAAAGAAATGCAAGGCAAAGACCTTGACTACATGGACTACTCAGTATCAGCTGAGGCTTTAGAACCATATCGAGATAAAGACCCAATGGTCCACGCCTTACTGGAGTACGCTGACCTTAATAAGTTGCTTAGCACTTATGTTATTCCGTACCTTGGTGGAGATGTTGTTCGTACAGTGGGTGGTAAATCTAAAGTAGAGTATAAAGAAAGCCTGTTAGTAAGCGGTCGTATACATGCTGACTTTGTACAGCACGGTGCTGAGACTGGCCGTTTTTCTAGCCGTAACCCAAATCTGCAGAACATACCTAACCCATCTGCTAGTGAAAACGGTAAAGCTATTCGTAATCTCTTTTACGCACCTGAGGGCTACAAGTTAGTGGTCGCTGACTACTCACAGATTGAGCCTCGTATTATTGCGTCTATGTCTAAAGATAAAACCATGATGAAAAATTATCTTGAAGGGCAAGACATCTACACCACTGTAGGAGATGTCATGGGCGTCAACCGTCAGGCTGGTAAAGTCTTAGTTTTATCTATGGCTTATGGCGTAGGACCAGACAAGATTGCTCGCTCCATAGGTTGTTCAGTTACAGAGGCTAGAAATCTTCTTGGTGACTTTGCCTCCAAATTTGGTGCGGTTAACTCCTATAGATTAAAAGTAGTGGGCGCAACTAAACAAAAAAAGTACGTTACTACCATAATGGGTAGAAAACGGTACATTCCAGACATTGTATCCAAGGACTTTATTAAACGTGGTAGTGCTGAGCGCCAAGCATTCAACACACGTATCCAGGGTTCTGCTGCCGACATCATGAAACTTGCTATGATTAGGGCACATAGACTTATCCCAAAGGAATCAAGCATCCTACTTACCGTACATGATGAGTTGGTTACTTTAACCCCAGCCAGTCTTGCTGAAGAGACAGCCGCGGCTATCAGAGAGGCTATGGAAGGTATTCAACTTCTTGATGTTCCGTTATTAGCGGACATCACGACCGTGCAGAGGTGGGGTGAGGCAAAGTAATGTGGCCTTTTAAGAAAAGAAAACCCTTAAACATACAGTTTGAAACTGTAAATTCAGAAATACCTTTGGGTACACTAATGCGTTGGTTTTTGTATGACACCGACCTAGCTGAAGACCCTAACACTATTGCTAAAATATTAGGTATGACTCCCGTCAGTGAAGAGGGAGACGAGCATGAGATGCAAGAAAGCGAAAAAAGATTAGAGCAGATTGCTTATTTACTTCCATACATAGACATGATGTCTGATATGACAGCGGATGTTATAACTGGCATACAGCTCGATGAACTAATGAAGCACGACCCAGGCAATGAAAAAGAACGTGAGCGCGAAAGAGAAATGATGCGCATGATGTATAAGATGATTGCGTTTTCTTCACTTCTTGGGGGCTTGTCTTCTGGCGTACAACTTGGTTTAATTAACCCAGGGGAAGTATTTAGTACAAGTTTAGATTTTAGAAAGTTGGAGGACTTAGGTGAGTAACAACTGGTGGGCAAGCAAACTTGGTGGTCAGCCTTCAAACACATTTCAAACGCCACCGCCTGCTCCACGACCAGTACAACAACCAACCCCGCCAGTAGAAAACATCCGAGTATCAGAGCGTTGCCCAGGATGCGGCAGTCAAAATTATGGTGGAGCAACCCCAGAGTCTAGAAAGCGTTGTTACGATTGTGGCTACCCTATAGTACAATCGGGTACTGGAATGAGAGGAGTAAACACGGGTCAGTCGGCTGCGGGGCCAGCGCAACCAGCTAAACAAGTATCAACTGGCGGATACAATCCAACCACAATCATAGGGAAGATTTAATGAATGCAGAATTAGTAAAAGTATTACGAAACATAAATAAAAAATACGGCGAAGACACAATCATTTTAGGTTCTGAGATTAAGACCGATGTATCTCAGCGTATAACAAGTGGTTCAATAAGTTTAGATGTAGCCCTTGGTGGTGGGTGGCCAGTAAATCAATGGCACGAAATTATTGGCGAGGCAAGTAATGGCAAGACTGCTATCGCACTTAAAACAATTGCTGCTAATCAAAAGAAGAACCCAGAGTTCACTACCGTTTGGGTAGCCGCTGAGCAATGGGTCCCTAGTTACGCAGAGATGTGTGGAGTAGACGCAAGTCGTGTGTATGTAGTTTCAACAAATGTAATGGAGGAAGCCTATGAATCGGTCATCCAAATTACTGGCAGTAAAGCGGTCGATTGTATTGTTATTGATTCGTTACCTGCCCTGGTCCCTACAACAGAGGACGATAAAGAGATGGAGATGGCTACTGTAGGTCGTGGCGCTCTTCTAACTAATAAGTTTTTTCGTAAGGTTGGTAAAGCATCTAAGCGTTCATTGGTAGAACCAGAGCGCCCTTTTATAGGTATTGTTATTAACCAATGGCGCTCAAAGATTGGCGTCATGTACGGAGATGACCGTACTACCCCAGGCGGTTTAGGTAAAGACTATGCGTTCTTTACCCGCCTAGAAATACGTCGTGCTGGCTGGATTGAGGTTGGTTCAGGCCAAGAAAAGAGACGTGTGGGTCAAGAGGTTAAGGTACGAGTAATCAAAAACAAGTCTGCCCCACCATCCCAAGTGGCATCTTTTGACTTTTATTTTGCCAAAGGCAATGGGCTTTTGGCTGGCGACCTGGACTTTGCCAAAGAAGTATTGGCTATCGGAATTGTCAACAAAGTGATAACCAGAGCTGGTGCTTACTACCGCTACGGCGATAGACAGTGGCAAGGTTCCGATGCTATGCTTGACTCTATACGGGAAGAAATTGATTTAAAGGAGACACTCGAGCGTGACGTTCTTGACTCAATCAAACAAGGCTCTAAGTTAGTAGCCGAGGATGAAGAGTAAAGGACAAAGGGAGTCGAAGAAACACGAGGACCGATTAGCAAAAGCAATTGGTGGTCAGCGTAATGCTGGCAGCGGTGCGTTTTGGAGTCGGAAGGGTGATGTTCGGTCTAAAGACTTGTTAATAGAACACAAGTGGACTGGCAAAGCCACCGTGACTATCAAGGCCACGGTTCTAGAGAAGATTGTTAAGGAAGCAATCCTTGACAGTCGCACTCCAGTACTCGGTTTCAGTCTCAACGATGAAAACTATGTGATGTTACTGGAGGACGATTTTCTAGAACTACGCCAGAAAACTTTGGAGTGTAGTTGTTCGAAGATATCGGCCACTTAGAAGGTTGGCGACATCAAGCCAAGTGTCGGGGGATGGACACAGAGCTTTGGTTTCCTCCTAGAGATAAAGCCAAATATAAAAAAATTGCATCCGTATCTAAAGCTGTCTGCTTTGGACGTGATGGCTTACCTGAATGCCCAGTGCGTAAGGAATGTTTGCTGTATGCAGAAGCACAAGAAGAACAACACGGTATATGGGGTGGCATGTCGCATCGTGAGCGTAATGCGCTTAAGCGTAAAGCAAAGAAGCACGGCAAAACCCTAGAGGAGTGGATACTTGACGGAGACCTGTGATACGGTGTCGGTATGACAGAAAAGTACAAGCCAGGTGGGGCACTAAAATCATTTTTAGATGCGGGCAAAAAACCTTCACGAGTTCTAGGTTCGGTAGAACGCTACGTTCTATCTAAACCAACGGATAAATCTAGACGCACAGACGTCTTACACCCTTCAGAGATGGCTGGCGATGAGTGGTGCTATAGAGCATCTTACTTTCAGTTAAAAGGCCATTTACCATTAGAAAGCTCACGTCGTAATAGTCTAAGGCTTCAATCAGTTTTTGCAGAGGGTCACGGCATTCACGCTAAGTGGCAACGATGGTTTCAAGAAATGGGCCACTTGTACGGAAAATGGTACTGCAAAGATTGCGACGAGTATTTTTGGGGCGGGTCTGACTGCCACGAAGGTCCACTAGAGTATAAAGAAGTTCCGTTGTTTTACGAACCACTGCGCATCTTTGGGCATGCAGATGGTTGGCTTACTAATTTTGGTGACCCGTTAATGCTAGAAGTAAAGTCAATAGGTTTTGGAACTATACGCTGGGAGAACCCAGAAATGGCAAAAGAGTTTGGAACCATGGAGAAGGTGTGGCCAGAAATCAAAGCTCCATTTGCTAAACACGTAACTCAAGTACAAATCTATATGAAACTTGCAGAGCTATTAGGGTATGACAATTACCCACGAGAAGCTGTTCTTATTTATGAGAACAAAGCTACGCAAGATGTAAAAGAATTTGTTGTACCAAAAAGTGATTTTGCTATTGCGCCTTTATTTGAGGCTGCCGCTATGATTGTCGAATCAATTAACAACAACACTCCACCCGCTTGTAACTTAGATAAGTGGGGCGGATGTTCAAAGTGCGGAGGCTATAATGAGTGAGTTAGTTGCTACAGGTATAAGTGAGATTGTTCTACAGCAGTTAGAAGCACAAGGACTTCCATTAAAAAGAAAGATGGACATTGCCCCACCCCCATTCCCTGAGGATATAACGTTAGTTGATGACCAAGACTTAATGATTATGGCTGCAAAGTACATGGAGAATCTAAACTTTCTTAGAACTCAAGTTGCCTGTGCATCATTGGCAGAGTTAGAGGCTACTAATAATTATGAGATAGAAGTGGCTCGTGGACTATTAACTAAGACCAACGGAAAGACTACGGAAAAAGCCGTTATGTTAAAAGCATCTGTGTCTACCGATGACACGGTAATGGTGTTAGAGAAAGCAAAGAACTATGCCCATGCTTATCGTAAGTTATTAGAGACAGCATTAGAAAACCTAGAGCGGTACTACTCACTAACTAGTAGAGAGCTTACTCGACGTACCTCTAACGGTAGGTCAGGATTTGGAAATAGATTTGTACCATGACCTTAAAAAAATTTGATGGAGGTCTGTCGGTCACAGGCAGTAGCCTTTTGTATTTGGGTATTGACCAGTCATACAGCGGTTTTGCGTGCACGCTGCTTTCAACAAATGGCACATACTTAACAACAGTATTTAAGTCTGAGATTAAAGGCATAGATAGACTTGTTGAGATTAGGAAGTTTTTAAAAGAAACGCTTGATGGTGCAAAGTACCCTATAGAAGACATAGCCATGGAAGATTACGCTTTTGCTGGTCAAGGCAGGGTGTTCCATCTAGGTGAGCTTGGGGGTATGGTTAAACTTGTATGTAGAGACGCGGGGTACTACCCGCTTCTTGTCCCGCCTACGAGCCTAAAAAAGTATGTAACAGGCAAGGGGACGGGTATACAAAAGGCTCAAATGCTACTTTACATTTATAAAAAATGGGGGGTAGAATTTACCGACGACAACGCCGCAGACTCGTATGCATTAGCAAGACTTGTGGCTGGGCTTCATGGACCAGCATACGAGAAAGAAGTGTATGACAAGTTGCAAGGCGCAGACCATAGGGAACGATAAATGACAACAATCGTAGGAGTGCAGCATAAAAACAAATGCGTACTAGGTGCAGATAATCAAGTAACCGATGACGACGGCCGCATTTTTAGACACAAGAACATGGTTAAGATTTCACAATTAGCTAATGGAGTGTTGCTTGCTGGTGCAGGTGAGGTTGGGGCCTGCGATATTGCCCAACACCTGTGGAAACCACCCCGTATGACATCTAAAGATAAGGCTGACACCTATCACTTTGTTATTTCAAAGTTGATTCCTTCTTTGCGTGAGTGCCTAAAAAATAATGGTTATAACTTTGATGAAGAAAGACCAAAGAACGACAAGGGCCAAAGATTTCACTTCTTGATAGCTGTTAATGGTGAAATATTTGATGTTAGCGAAGACCTATCTGTGTGCCAAGCTAATACAGGGTTCTATGGAGTAGGTAATGGTTCTGGTTACGCTCTAGGGGCTTTGCATGCTGGCGCAACCATACAAGATGCGTTAAAGATAGCTGAAGATTTAGATGTGTATACCTCAGGACCTTTTCTTATATTAGAACAGAAAAAATTTAATGAAAGATAAGCAGCTTGATAAGCAGTTTAGGGCCCACGGTTATATGACCGTTGATGAGTTCATTAATAAGTTAACCCCTGGTCTGAAATACTATCTATTACATAACTGGACTAAGGATGAAACTAGCCTTCACCATCCTGAAGACCTTGCCTCAAACGCCCTTGTTTATATGGAGGTAGCATTCTCAGTGATAGGACAGTTTGGTGCAGCGCCACACGAAAAATATTAGGGAATTAAAGCCCGATTACACAGGTTCTATGGACTATGCAGACCAGGTTATGCATGAATGCCCTATTTGCGAGTCAACTATATGGAATATAAAAGCTCAATTTGAGGATTATGAAATGGCTACGTACTTTCTGGACATGGAGTGCAGCAGCTGCGGTACCTATGGCAGGGCCCCTACCCCTTTAGACAGACCAAATCTAATTTAGACTTCATAATTGTACTTACGGGAGTCCCACTATACGTAAACCGAGGTACAAATGTCCGAACAACCCCAAGAACAAATCCTACGCGTAAGCGCTGGGTCCAATCCACAGGCTGTGGCATCCGCAATTGCTCATAGTATTTATGAGACACGTAATTGTAAGATTCGTGCGGTAGGTGCAGGTGCAGTCAATCAGGCTGTAAAAGCTATCGCTATTGCTCGTGGATATACAGCTCCCCGCGGTCTTGACCTCATCTGCGTCCCAGGGTTCTCAAGCATTGAGAGCCATGACGGCCAGATTTCCGCAATTGTCTTTGAAGTAAAGGCAAGTTAACCCTGTATTTATCCAATAATAAGGCTACCCTTATTTAAACCCTTGGCCAAAGGAAACTAAATGAAAAAAGATTCAACTAAGAATAAGGCACCATTGGCTCCGACATCAGCGGAACCAAAAAATGCCGCAGGCGCAAAGCCACGCGTTGCTATGCCTTCAAAAGGCACACTTGTTAAAAAAGGTGGAGCTCAAGCTGGAGACCCATACAAGCAACCAAAACCTGCACGCTCTAACATCATGGGCAAGCTTGCTCGTGGCGGTGCACGTTATGGTATTCGCGTTAAATTCCAAAAGACCGTAGCACCAGAAGCAGGAGCAACACAGGCAAACGGCCGTATGTTTGCACCTGCAGTTCGTCGTCAACGTCCTAATTTTCAGGACGGCGGCGGGTCACACGGTAACTAAAACTTAATAGCTTAGGCCCCCGCAAGGGGGCCTTTTGCATTTACAGGAATATATTTAAATTTAGAATGTTGTATACTATTGATGACCGCTCAATTCCGAGGGTCACTAAACATTTATCGTCTAAGGAGATAAATTATGGCTTCAGGCTACCCAATTCAATGGTCAGGAAACAACGACTGGTCTCACCCTAAAGAAATGAAACTAGGCAAGTCAACCTATCCCCCATACAACATTAAGACCTTACCCAATGACAAAGCCGAGATTGAACTGGCGGTTGCGGGGTTCAAGAAGTCTGAAATTAACATTGAGTATAAAGAAAATGTTATTACCGTATCGGGAGAAAAGGAAGAGGAGAACGAGGCAACTTACGCCTACAAAGGCATAGCTGGCCGTACTTTCTTGCAACGTTTTGCCGTGTCAGACGACGTGGTAGTAAACGGTGCTAAGCTAGAGGACGGGTTCTTGACCATCGCACTAGAGAGAATCGTTCCAGAGGCTAAGAAAGCTAAGACTATTTCAATAGAATAGTTGTTCATGGTTGTACATAGATGTCCATGGTTGTCCAACAATCTTATTATAATATTGCAAGACTGACAGTAACCATGTTATAGTACGACTCCCCCCTCTTGTACAAAGCCCCCTGCAAATATTTTTGCAGGGGGCTACTTTACATACCACTAGTGATTCTTTATGATACGCTTAAGATGCAGTGCAAGACGGGATGAAAGGAACTTGTGGTGCCGAAACTATCGGACAAAAAGAGTCTTGGTGATTTGTTAACCGAATTAGAAACTAATCCTAAGAGACGTAGAAGCGCAGGCGGATGCATATGCGCTAGATGGTTAGAGACTGTTGATGAAGAAACAGTTGAACGAATGTATAAAGCATTCGGTGGTCAGAAAATCCTTGTAGATATGTCTAATTACTTTTTTGCAATTAAAGAAGTGTACCCAGAGATACCTTTACAAAGGACCACGTTTTACAATCACTTTAGAAAAAAGTGTTCATGCTATAAACAAGAGAAAGAACTGAACTAATGACAAAAATGTCTATAGGGGATTTATTAGATAAAGCTATAGAAGAACAAATAGTTGCTGCACCTAGCGTAGATTGGGCTTGGCCTCCAGTACAACCAGCAAAGCCAACAATAATTAAGCCAGCAACATATAAAGAACGCAAAGGTAAAAAAGATGGCACACGTTTAATAATGTTCGTGCCAGACCCACAGATTGGTTATCGTAAATACGAAGACGGAACACTAGACCCATTCCATGATGAAGCAGCGATTAATGTTCACTTCCAATTACTTGCGTATCTAGAAGAAAAATATGGCGTAGATGAAATTATTCATCTGGGGGATTACTTAGATTTACCAACCATGGGCAAGTACGCACAAGAAGAAATGTTTGCCCACACAGTACAACCAGCACTTGATTACGGCCACAACCTACTAGCAAAACAAAGAGCTACTTGCCCAGACGCAAAGATTGTTTTGTTAGAAGGAAACCATGATTGCCGCATGAATAAATTTGTAGTCATGAATGCCATGGCAGCCAAAGGAATTAAGAGGGCAGCGTCAAAGCCAGAAGACTGGCCTGTCATGTCCATTCCATACCTTCTACGTCTAGATGACATTAAGGTTGAATATGTAGGCGCCTACCCAGCAGGAGAGTATTGGGTAACCAAATACCTTCGCGCTATTCATGGAACTACAGTGCGTTCAGGTGGCTCAACAGCAAGCGCTTATATAAATAAAAACCCACACATCTCAACAGTGTTTGGACATGTCCACAGACAAGAGATGCAGTACAAGACTGTGCATGACCAAGATGGTCCTATCCGCAGTGTGTCTGCAAGCCCTGGATGCCTATGCCGAATTGATGGCGCGGTTCCTTCATACGGCTCTGGTCTTACCGATAACGGTCGACCAGTTAAACACTGGGAAGACTGGCAGCAAGGAGTGATGATTGGTTGGGTCAGACCTGACGATTCGTTCACTTTACAGCCTATCCACATCATGGATGGCTGGGCTGTTTACGAAGGCAAAGAGTTTACAGCGACCCTGTAGTTTTACAGGCGTATGATTGATGCATGCCTAATCCACATCAAAATACGCAGAACTTAGGTGCCAATGGCATGTACGGCACCTACACCAATTATGGTGGCGGTGGTACTCCTGTTGCTCGTTCAGAGCTTGACTTTTTGCGCCTTGGTGTTGGCCGTGTTCCACAAGCTGAATATCCAGACGGTTATTTAGGCACGATACGAACACGTCGCGATGACCGCGGTCGCCCCAACGGACAGTCAGAACGTGTATCAGACTCACTTAAAGTTAGAATAGGACAGCGTTCCTACCAACGTGGTGTTCACCGCGGTGAGCGCATTGACCAGTCTGATTACTATTACCCAGCAGGATTAGATAACATGCGTGGTATTGAACGTCAGATGAAAGCTACCAAAGACGGTAACGTTTATCGTGTAAAAAGAAATGTAGAAGTAACCACACTAGTTCCAGCTCCTCATCTACCTAATGATGGTAAAGCGGGTCCATCAGTAAGAAGCGATTCTCCATACAACATTAACAAAGTACGCGTAGAGCAAATGTCTCGTATGCGACCACAGTGGAAGTAAAAAATGCCAGGTAAATATGCAGACGGTACCTACGGCCGCAAGCCGTGGCAGGATGACGGCCGCAAGCCTTATCACACACCGATTGAGGCTGCGTTCCCACCACAGGATTACCTTGGACCTTTTCAGTCTAACCAAGACCGTTTACTTAATCAGGCGCTTGCTACATGGACTATGACAAGTGAAGAGGTACAAGAATACGTACGTCCTAACCTTCCACAGGTTAACCTGTTTCCAGACAGGTATGGATTTGTTACAGAAGAAATAGGCATTCGAGATATTATTGACCTACCAGGTAGAAGCGGAAACCAAGCAGGTCAACGTGTAGAGTCTGACTTCTCCAACACACCTAACACTCCGCAATCTACTAGCCGCAACACATTAGGAGGCTCAGTATAGTGCCACGTAATAATCAAGACTTTAAAGAAGGTAAAGAGCCCGCCTTAAAAGATGTTATTATCGCTCTAAACCGCGACCAAAAAATTACGTGGGAAGAGGCAGCCGACCTTAGTTCAGGTTGGAGTGATAGAGCGGTAGCTTCGCACGGACGTTCATCAAGATTAGCCCACAGAGATAAGGACGTACCTGCTATTCAACCAACATCAGATAACAGAGTTTCTAAAATACACAAGAATGCAGGTTTAAAATGAGCAAAGACCCAGGACTTTTCACAGATAGCACGGGCGAAGGCATGGCAGGGGCTACAGATGTGTCTTTAGAGACGATTTATAACGGCACCAAGGCCTGTAAGGCATGTGGTATTTCAATGAACCCAGTACAATCATTGAAAGACCAGAGTCTATGCCCAGGTTGTACTCGACGTAAGGCAGCAAGACTAGTTAAAGGACGGATGGCATAATGGCAGTTAATCAATCACGCTCCCTAAACGGAGACATGAACGAGGGCGCAACAGACGGTAAGTATCGTAAGCGCCGTCCAAATACAACTGTACAACCAGGCATGGGAGACCAGCTTGTTGTACAAAACCGTGCAGACTTACATCCATATATGAATTATGGATTTATTAATTCAGAAGAGACTTCTAAAGTAAACCCAGCGGGTAACTAATGATTAAAGGCATCCGCAGAGAATTGGATGCACGTCGTCAATCAAAAGCGACGGAGTCATCAATTAAGGCACATAAAGACACTATGCTCGGGCTACTTCGCGCTTCAGTTGGAAGATATAGCGATAGTTCAGAAGTTGCACAGCGTCGTCGTGTCGCTGCAGGAGACCCAACAGCTACCGCAACAGGTTCAGACGGTAGAAAAATTAAAACAAATAACCCAACACCTCGAGATTCAGGCGGACATGTAAATGCCCCAGCGTCGAGAAACGGATATTAAAAGACAGGGTGGGCCATGGCCTACACCTGTTGGCATGGGGGCATTAGTAAGCCCAGATGATTTTTATGCGGCAAAAGCACGTCAAGAAGCTCATCAAGCAGAAGAAGCTGCCTTTGATAAAGGTGGTATGTCTGCTGTCAATAAACTAAGGAATAAAAAGTGAACCCCACTGAGATGCAGTTCTCTGGAACAAGAGATGAAAAAGGTGAGATTAAACTTTCAGCCAAACCTGCGCTGAACCCTAGAGAACACCAATTCATTAAGTTCGATAAAGAGTCACCATCCCACAGGGCGTTACTCGGCGCCTCCGCTAACACAGAGCACCCTAATTACGTAGAAGGGCTTGCTATTCACAGCGGAGGCTTGTTTTCTGTACCAAAAACAGCAACACGTAAGCCAGGAAAAAATGCTAGTGCTCCAGAGCAAAGACGCAGTAGGCTTATTAGCGATGCTATGGCTGCTGGGCCACTCGTCTCAAAAAAACCAAAGGAAACAAGTCCAGTAAAGGCAGTAGCCGATAAATTAAACGTAGACCAAGAACGTTCAGCCAAGCGTAAAGATACCTCAGAGGCAATAGCCAAACGAAACGCGCAAATTAAGAAAGCACGGGGATAGTAGACATCCTTTAGTTCTGTGGTAGGCTGTTCGCATGGTACTTGACCTATCCTACTTAAATAAAGATACGCCGCCTGAAAAGCGGCCAAAAGTTCTACTGCTTGCTTGTTTTACCTGCAAGTCGGTAGAAGAGATTCCTTATGATGACCGATTCCCAAACACAGATAGACCAGGTCATGACCAGAACCGTAATCCATTTCTACATGCAGTAGTTGACCGACATGGTCCAGACCATAAAGGCACCCTGGCTGATGCTGATTTAGTTATTTGGCAACACCCAGATGGAAAACGGCAAATTACTGAGCAATTTCAAAAAGGTTCACCTGGCCTTGATGTATTTGGTACAAATTTCTATGACACCAAGGACAATTATTCCGCAGATGCAATGCGTTGCTATGCCGAGCACAATCGTCCGCAGGGTCAGTGTTCTGACTACAAGTCAGAAAAGAAAGTGTTAAAACCAGAAACATCTAAGGACCGTAGGGAAGCTGGACTTGACCCTAGTAAGATGCCAAAAATGCACTTGTGTGATTTCTGCCCTGTTAAGTCATACAACATGAAGAAGTTTAACGAAAGTAAAGGACTATATAAATGAGCGAAGAAGTTATTGAAGACGCAGTTGTAATACCAGAAGAAGGAATTGCAGAAAATATACCTGCAGATGACAACGGAGGAATTACAGCTTTTATTATTGTAAAGAGACCAAGCGGAGACTGGTACGCAACGGCAGACCTGTCAACCACCCTTACTGTGGACCGTCAGGCAAGCCTAGATGACATTAAACACGGGTGTCAGGACATAGTAGACAGCATGAACCAGTCCGCAATTGCCTATCAGGTCCTGGATTTGATAAAGCCGTTGATTTCTGGCGAATAGTAAGCCAGTATTTAGCCTGTACCTCAGGAGTATACTGTAAGTACACTTCAAGGGGGTAGGTCTCAATGGCGTTCGTAGAAATGACATGCGTGTGCGTGGCATCTTTTCAAGCAGAAGTCGAAGAAAACGAATCAATGGTCATGATGTGGGCACAGCAATTTATTAATGCACATAGTCAATGTGGCTATATGACTCCAATAAAGACAGATAGAGCAGAGCATCCAAGCAAATTCATTGCTGATACCGATGTTATGTACAAAGAGCGGCGGGAAAAAGAACTATAATACCTAGATGAACTATTACGACGCGCTGGTACGGCAGGCAGAGCCAGTCAAACTAGAGCCGTCGGAAACTTCATACTTCAGCACACCTGGAGCTGGTTTAGACCCTAGGTTGTTCAGGAACGGCAAAATTGTACCCCACATCCGTTCTTTAATTTTAAGAATCCTATTTGACCATTTAAAACAGAGTTATTACAACCCTGAGGCCTTTGCCCATGTTTGGCTAGCTGGCTCAGCTGTAAGCTACCAATGGACCGCAGCTCGTAAACCAGCAGACTTGGACTGTCTAATAGGAATTAATTATTTAGTTTTTAGACAATCTAATTCTAAGTACAAAGGTCTTAGCGATAAAGAGATTTCCCAAATGTTCAACGAGGGGTTCCAGACCCTTCACCAGTCTACCTCTAATTTTCTAGATGTATTTGAGTTGACATTCTATGTTAATGTTCAGTCTGACATCCGTTCCATTAAACCATACGCAGCTTACAGCTTGACGAATGATGATTGGACTGTGATGCCAGAGGTTCGCGGTGTTCCGCAGAATCAAATATGGAATAGAAAAGTGGAGCAGGATAAGTCTATGGCAGTCGATATTTTGTCAAGGTATTCTGACGCCTTAACATCTATTGGCTCAGCAACCACAGATGTAGCAAGAAGGAATGCCGAAGCTGCATTAAAACTTGCTGTAGAACAAGGTGCTGCTTTATTTGAAGATATTCACCACGGTCGTAAATATGCATTTAGCGCCTCTGGACAAGGCTACGCTGATGTATATAATTATCGTTGGCAAGCTGGAAAAGCGTCTGGTGTTGTACAAGCATTAAAACAACTAAAAGAAATTTCCACAAAAAGCCGAAAAGAATTTGAAGCACAAACGTATGGCATGGAATTGCCATCAACTAGCACTCTGATAAGGAGAGCGGCTACACACTACAAGTGATAGGGTCTATCTGTGGCAATATTAGTATTTTTAGACGGCGTACTTAGAAATGATAAAAGCGCCCCCATCCCAAATGGTATGGCGCTGTACAGAAGTCTTAAAGAAAAACATCGCGTTCTTGTTCTATGTGAAGACGTAGAAAAGGATGACCATTGGCTACGTCAACAAAGAATCAATAACTTTGACGACTTGATTGATTACAAAAAAGTACCTGCTATTGGAGATTTTCCAAAGTTACGGCAGGTAGAGTGGGTGCGCTCGCAAGGTCCTGTAGAATACGTAATAACATCAGACCCAGAATTAGTCACCCAGCTACTTGAAATTGGTATGACAACTTTGGTATTTTTACAGCCGTTGTATATTAGAGAAGAATTTAGGCCAGACAGCCGCAAGGGTGTCAAAGCTTGGTCAGACATTGTTGAAGAAATTGAACGCCAACAGGATGCCTTTAAGGAGGACCCACGAATATGAGCGAGAAACCAACTTGCCCTAGAGGGTGCGAGGGAAATGTATTAGATTACGTAAGCGGAGATGCGTATCTGTGTGCCAAATGCGGCATTACCTGGAGCAAGATTAAGTGAAGGTTATCTACCTAGGTGCTGAGGTTCCTTCAAATAGAGTAATACTTGAGGAAACTACCGCAAACCATGTTGGGGTCAGCTACCACCGACTGGTGAGCCGAGGCCTTCCTAAAACCAAAGAGTATCTATTAGAAAACTACTTTAATAAAGATTTCTATATTTATGTGCACCCTGGCCTGCCCAAGACGCTGAAGCTCACAGCTGATGAGCTAGAAGAGTTTGCCGCAGGGTACGAGCATTTTGTAGCCGTTAATATAGATAGGCTCAACACTGTATTTGAGATTAACAGCCCTACAATCGACCCAGCTTGGGTAGAACGCCATCGTACAAAGGTCTGGTCGGAGTTACCCCCAGGTAAGTTCGTTCCTGTATGGCAGCCTCAGACGGATTTAAACGGCCTTCAAAGGCTAGCGGACTACTATTTAGATGTCGCAATCCCAGGAGATGCTATAGAAATAGATACAAGACTTGCTAGCGCTACCCGATTAAACACCAAGCGCCAAGGTACCAGATGGCATGCATTAGGATGTGCAAAGCCCGACAACCTTCGGTCTATTCTATTTGAAACCGCAAGTACTTTATCCTGGCTATCACCAATGATGCACGGAGAAACAATCATTTGGGATGGCACAAGGTTAGTCAGGTACCCAAAGAAGATGAAAGAACAAGCAAGACCAAGGTACAAAGCAATCTATGAAAAGGCTGGCTTGGACCTTGATAAGATAATCGAGGATGACCCGCAAGAAGTCTGTAAGTTGGCGGTGTGGTCTTATGAACAGTTTGAGATAAGGATGAACAAGATGACCAATAGCCCAGACGACCCATTGTTATATGATAATAGCGAGGGGAGAGAAGTGGAGCAAAGTGGGGAAACCAATCCTACCGTATATGATAATAAGGGTATTCATACGCGGAAACTTGAACCACGAAATGCCGACGAATATGCCAATCTTCCAGTGTTTGGATTCGATACAAAGAGTGAAGTTGACGCCGATGGTGTCATCAAAGATGTAACCACTGTAGCCTCACACAGCACCTCACTTAGGGCATGCGATACCTGTTTTGTAGCCGCTAATTGCCCCGCTTTTAAACCACAATCTATGTGTGCTTTCAAGTTACCAGTAGAGGTAAAGAGTAAAGAACAACTTAAGGCTTTAATCAATGCGGTGATAGAAATGCAGGGACAAAGGGTCGCTTTTATGCGATTTGCTGAAGAAATGAATGGTGGATACGCTGACCCCAATGTATCTCAAGAGATAGACCGCCTATTCAAATTAATTAAAACAACCAAAGAATTGGACGACTCACGTGAGTTTATTCGAATGACTGTAGAGCGCCAAGGAAGTGCGGGTGTGTTAAGTTCTATCTTCGGAGATAAGGCACAAGCGCTTCGTGAATTGCCAAACGGAGGGCTAAATGAAGAGCAAACCACCCAAATAATTAAGGGTGCTATCGAAGAATAAGGATTTCTTATTATCATATAAGAGAACCCTGCAATACCCTGGAACAACATAGTTTCTAAATAGATGTATCGCACTAGTAGAATTAACTTTTTAACAGAGGAGAGAATATGGCACTGAGTTTCCGACTAACAGAAGAATTCCTAAAGGATTACCGCAGTAAGAAAGTACCTTGGGGTTATAAAGATGCGGCGGGCAACTCGGTGGGTGAGATTACTTTCCTTAGAACATACTCCCGACTAAAAGAGGACGGAACCAAAGAGACTTGGGTGGATGTATGCCAGCGAGTAATCGAGGGCATGTATTCCCTACAAAAAGACCACTGCAAAACCAATCGTCTACCTTGGAATGACAGCAGAGCTCAAGCCTCGGCTAAGGAAGCCTTTGACCGTTTATTTAATTTAAAGTGGACACCCCCAGGACGAGGTCTATGGGTTATGGGAACACCACTGGTCAACGAGCAGAAAAACTCCGCGGCTTTACAGAACTGTGCCTTTGTGTCTACCTCTAGTATGACTAAGTTGGACCCCGCTAAACCGTTTGCTTTCCTCATGGAAGCATCAATGTTGGGCGTTGGAGTCGGATTTGATGACAAGGGTGCAGACAAGGACTTTTTGATTTACGAGCCAAAACTGCCTGAGGTCACAATCCAGATTCCAGATACCAGGGAGGGATGGGTTGAGTCAGTAAGTACCCTGATTAACTCCTACTTAAAACCAGAACAGCCTATTTATGTATTTGATTATTCTTTAATTAGACCAGCGGGTACCCCCATCAAAACCTTTGGCGGCACAGCTGCGGGCCATGAACCTCTAGAGAAGCTCCACAATCACGTGCGACGCATCTTTAATAAAAAGAAGGCGGGTTCTAAATTAACAAGAGTAGATATAGCAGATTTGGGTAATCTAATTGGAGTCTGCGTTGTATCTGGCAATGTCCGCCGCAGTGCTGAGCTGTTAATGGGCCGACTCGATGACCAAGACTTTTTAAATTTAAAGAACGCAAAGGCTTTCCCTGAGCGCAACTCATACGAAGCTGCAGCTCCTGGCTGGGCCTGGATGTCTAACAACTCTGTAGAAGTATCTGTGGGTTCTAAATTAGACCACATAGTTGAGGGTATTGCCTTAAACGGTGAGCCTGGTGTTATCTGGATGGATGTTACTCGTCAGTATGGCCGACTTATAGACCCAATCAACAATAAAGACCATCGAGCTGCTGGGTACAATCCGTGCGCTGAACAATCGCTAGAATCTTTTGAGTGCTGTACTCTGGTTGAAACTTACCTCAATCGCCATGAATCTAAAGAAGATTACCTGCGTACTCTAAAGTTTGCCTATCTCTATGCAAAGACCGTCACATTGCTTCCTACCCACTGGGAAGAAACTAACGCAATCATGCAACGAAATCGTCGTATTGGAACCTCTATGTCTGGAGTGGCTAACTTTGCTGACCGCGTAGGTATGCCTGAACTTCGTGAGTGGATGGACGAGGGGTATAAAACAATTCAAGACTACGACCGCACATACTCAGAGTGGCTTGGCATTCGAGAATCAATTAAAACTACCACTGTTAAGCCTAGCGGTACCGTTTCTATATTAGCGGGAGAATCTCCTGGGGTTCACTGGACTCCTGGCGGCAAATACTTCCTACGTGCAATCCGTTTCTCTAATGAAGACCCAATGTTACCTTTATTTAAAGCGTCGGGTTATAAAATAGAAAAGGCTTCCGAATCTCCCAAGACAACTAGCGTCGTTTACTTCCCCATCAAATCAGAGGCGCTACGGTCAGAGAAAGATGTTTCAATCTATGAAAAGATGTCGCTTGCGGCTACTGCACAGCGATATTGGTCAGACAACAGCGTCAGCGTTACAGTATCCTTTAATGCAAATACTGAAAAAGACGCCGTAGGAACAGTTCTACACATGTTTGACGGGCAACTCAAAACCGTTTCCTTTTTACCAATGGGGAACGAGACTTACCCGCAAATGCCTTACACACAGATAACCGAAGCAGAATACGAAAAGTATGCCTTCAAGTTATTGCCTATTGACTTTGTTGACGTTTATGCAGGTATGGCCGCGGACGCAATAGGTGAAAAGTATTGTTCAACTGATTATTGCGAAATCCCACAACAATGAAAATATTTGTAAGTCTTGTTCTAATTGTAGGCGGGCTATTTTATGTTAATCAGCCAGAGAAGTGTATAAACCTACACGTTGATGGCGGCGGAAACCAGGTGAGCTCCAGCTGCATCCCGTCGCCAGACAATACAAATGCTTTAGTTCTATTAAGAAATGCCGATTATAAAATAGAAGGCACAGTTAAATATGGAAATGCTGTCGTATGTAGGGTCAACGGAATGCCAGCTCCAGAGCTCGAATCATGCAAGGACATGCCACCAGCAGAAGCATATTGGGCAGTTTTAATTAAAAAGCACAGGGCTATCCCACTATTTAATGAGTGGGGTTGGGCTCAAACAGGAATCAACGAAGTTTATTTATCTCAGGGAGACTCTCTAGGATTGGTATTCGTAGTTAATGGAGAAGTAAAATGGCCGTCTTAACACCAGTAAAAAAAACAACTAATTGGCTAATTCCACAACTTATTACAAACCTATTCGCTCTTTACATAGCAAATAAGATAAGCGTCGATATATGGCGCTCGCTAACAGGTCATTAACGACTTAAACAGAAAGGCCACCTAGACCCGAAACTAGGTGGCCTTTCTTTGCGTTAGGGGTAGAGGCGACCCTGACGCGAGTGGGTGCGTTGGGGAAGCAAGAAACCCAACGCGGACAAAAAACTATTTACATGAGGTACAGTAGTTCTGCGTTCGTAGGTTCTCTTTGGTGACCACCATAGTTCTTGAACAATGATAGCAAGTCACTAATTTAAATGCTTTATCCGCTCTCCTACGAAGGAACAACGCTACAAGTTCCTCTTTAATCTTCATAATCGTCATCATCTCCTTCTTCGTAAATCTCTTCATCGGGGATATTGGGCATCGGCCTATCCCACAATGGCTCAGGTACTATCCTACTCAATTTTAAGACTCCTGCTTATAAATTAGAGTACCTTGAATCTTTACTGGCTTTCCGTTCTCATCTTCGTTAACAACAGCGAGCTTAACGCTCTTGCGTGGGGTCAACTGCTGAACCCTCTCTTTAATATAACGCTTACCTGCGCTGGCGTTAGCCCACGCGGTTACGTTGTTATCAATTTCAATGTCGTCATACCCACCGAGTCCGTTGCTACGACTTTCGGTAATGATGTAAGTGACCTTCCATGCGCCACCTTTAACGGTGTTTTTCATGAGTGTTGCTTTGAACGTGCGTTCTACTTTGCGAGCCATGTTGTCTCCTTTGTTGGCCAATAGTACGGTAATGTTTCATCTACCTCGGGAAAGTATTTGCGATAATGTTCGGGCAACTTTCTTACGAGGTTGGCTTGGTGCGACGTGTGGAACTTGTCGTAACCTAGCCATGCTGGCAATATTACCCTATCTTTAGGGAATTGCTCTAACAGGGAATCTTGGAAGCCTCGTTCGCGCCACTCAACACAAACTAATCTGCCGTATTCGTATAGTGCGCCTTCATAATCTCTCCACATAAGAACGGCGGGGTGGTTTCGCCAACCTTTTGTCATACCTGCTAATACACGCATGACTTGGTAGGCTTCTACTCTCTGCTTACCTAATCTTTTATCGTCAAGAACTCTAGCGCTCTCTTTAAAGTCAGGAAGCGGTAAGAACGTCTGAATCTTTCTCTCCTTAGAACGGTGGCTTGTCCCCTTGCGGAACTATACACATTACGCAGAACGCTACACCCGCAGTAACCGCCTCGTCAATAGCCATGCCGTCAGGAATCACAACCTCTCCGTTGTCGTAATCAATTAAGCAACGTGAGCACTCCATTAATTATCTTTCTTTACAATAGGTAATTCGTTTTCTATATTTGAACTCTCTTGTTGGCAGGTACACCCGCCACACCCGCAGCGTTGAGCTGGCTCTTCAGCGGGGGTATAAAGAATCTCTCTTCCAACGTTATCTCTCATTTATTCTCTCCACTTTCAAATAGACTCTCTCCACCTTCTATTTTTCCTTCAGCAAGAGTTAGTTTCTCTCCGTACCCTTGCCACACAATATTTCCCTCGTTGTCGTGGATAGTTATTAGTTTTTGATTTGGTATCCATTGGTGAAGCGCGTGGCTATCCACCATAGTCTTGACGCTGGCTTCGGGCTCTCCTTTGTATAGATTTCCGTCAGGTAGTTTAATCATTGAATCCCACTCGCCATTATTTGCTCTCTCGATAGCCTCTAAGCATGGGTCTATCATGGCTAGTGGTATGGGCTTATCGAATCTTGTTTGAAGGTGGTGTCCAACCTCGTTCCATAACGGCGGTAATTCCTCTACGCCGTCGTCGTCACTCTCGCTAATAATCTCAGCGTCAATAATCTCGTTACCGTAGTTATCGTACTCAGTTACCATCAGGGTTCGAATCTTTCTTGTAGTCGGGCTTGTACTTGGGCTTTCTATTATATAACTTCTTGTTTCTAATTGGAACACTCGCATTACTACGGCGTAACTCGAGGATACGCCGTAGTTGCTCTGCGGTCTTTGAGAATCTCACTCGTCGGTTTCGTCGGGCTCGATACACTTGTGGTTATCCCACGCGTAAGGGCTTTGCTCGTCACCGCACCATGTACACGTTGCCATTATTCACCGTCTAATCCGTAACCGTTTTCAAGGTCACGTTCGTCGGCTTCGTCGAATATAGGCGCTCGTAATCCTAGCCTATCTGCGTATGGCTCGATACTATCAACCGCCTCATCTATCTCACCTCTTGTGTCGTGGTAATCAAATAACTCGGTTAAGCGCTCGTCGGTATCGTTTCGTAGCGCCATAAGGTCAAGGCTTGCGCCTATTGCGGTATCGATTAGGTAGATAGCGTCGCTATCTCCTTCCATATATTTCTTTACTACGTCTTGGTATTGACCCGATAGTAGTAAGTCTTTCATAGCACCCATATTAGTTTCCCTTTCGTATTTGGTACTGCTTCGAAGTATCCTCTAAGTAGAACGAATAGTCAATAGCGGTATGCGCTAAGTTGGTTAGATATTCTGCTTGAGGGTGGTCACTTACTTCGGTTGCGCCGACTATCTTGAGTAGCGTATCCCTTAGTAGTTGTTTGTAATCTATATTTGTTTCCTCTGCTATTTCTATTTCCATAATCCCTGCTTCTGTAATCCTTCCGTTTGCGGGTTTGTGTTGAAGCGCGGTGGGGGGAAGGGATAGCCCACCGCGCCAACCTTATTAGCGCCTTACGACCTTCATCTGTGATTTAACTAGGTCTTTGGCTACGTCGAGAATATCTTTGGCTTCGTCAACGACCCTAAAGAACTTAGCGCCATGACGTAAGGTAATCATGTATTGGTCGTAACGCTCTCGGTCGTTATCTTTGACCCATTGAAGGCTACCTAAGAATATGACACTCGTTAGAACGTTGTTGGCGTTCATGCGAGAGATAATACCGTCGTTAACCTCTGTACTATCCCACTCGCCGTCGGTAATCATGAAGCATATCTTGATACCTTTACGGCTTGCGTTAAGTATGCGCTCGGCTTCGATAAGTGCCTTGAACGGATTAGTGCTACCGCTACTATCAACGAATCTAAACTCGTCGGGCTTAGCCTTATCGTCTGCTTTGTAAATTAGACGGCTATCGTGGTTGAACTTATAGACGGTTACTCGACCGTTGATACGTTCGATACCGCGCTTGAGAATCCACGCCGTTTCCATTGTCTTAAAGATACGAGCGCCCATGCTACCCGAGGTATCTACTAGGATTACCGCTTCAATATCATTAGACGAGTTACCTTCACTCCAACGGTCGAATAACTTATTGATGTCATTGACGTCGGCGTTCATGGCTCGAGATACGTTAAGCCTACCGCTTTCTACCTCTAACTCCCACGCAGGGTCGTTATCAATACGAATACGCTCTAACTCTACGGCGAATCTACGAGCGCTCGCCGTAGCGTTCATAGGTACGCTCACGTTTTTATAGTTAGCAGGTCTAACACCTGAACGCATGATGTCGTTATCCATAATCGCTCTACGAACTTCGGCGGTATCACGACGTACGTTTTCGTCGTTTCTTATATTAGATAACTCGGAGTTAATCTTATCTTTGAGTAACTTCTCGCTATCTGTATATTCGTACTGTACGTCTTGAGTAGTAACCGAATCGTCAACCGTACCGTAACCTTGCCCTACGCTATCGTCATTGATGTCGTCGAACTTCTCGGTCTGTGTAGATTTCTCGGTTGCGTTAGCCTTATCTTGTAGTCGGTCTTGTTCCTTCTGACCTTCTGCTCGACCCTTTCTCATCATTTGGCGGTCGATATGACCGTCGCATTGACCTTTACCGTTTTGTGGTACTTGAGGTGGTGGGTTTTGCTCATCATTACCGATAACCTTAGCGAACTCTGCGATAAGCCTTTTGGCTCTATCGTAATCGCGTGGGAAGGCGAGTGTGCGGTACTCATGAATAATATCTGCTAGGAATATCGCTGTGGCTTTGCCGAACTGCTGTGAGAATCGTGTGGCGATTTCCTGACGAATATCATAATCTAAGTATTTTCTACCTGTGATTAATATAAATAAGGAAGCCCACTCACTTGAATCACCTTTGAGTATGTAGTCAAGCGTTGAAGCCTCTACGAACGGTTGAACGGCAGGATACTTAGCGATAATTAAGCGCTCGATACGACTATCCTCGAGTATGTTCATGGCTCGACGATATTGATTTTCTATGACCCACTTACCTAACTCCGAGTTTTCGCGTGGCGTATAAAGAACGTGTGCGACCTCATGGTAGTTGAATCCATGAAGGCTAACGATAGTGTTATCGTCAATATCCTCGAGTAGATGAGCGTTGAACACGATAGCCTTACCGTCATTGTAGGCGGTAGTTTCTAGGTCGGGATTATCGTCAACCCTGACCTCTATCTTGTCACCTGTGATAATACTATCGGCGCGTGAGTAGATAACACCCACGCTCGATAGTTTTTCTTTGTGCGCTTGATAAGCCTCTTGCTTGGCTTCGATTAGGTCTTGGTCGATTTCCATTTTGCCTAACTCGTCGTTCCATTGATAGGCGTTATGAATCTCGCGCAATAGGTCGTCGGTAGAATCTGCTTGGTAGCGGTATCCCATGATTAGATTACCGCCTGATGTTGAGTGATAGGGATATTAAAGGTGGTAACGCCGTCGCTAACCTTATCCTCTAGCATTTCTACTTTAGCCTCGTCGGTCTTAATTGAAAGTACCGCTAAGCCTAACTCCTCTGCGATATTATCGCGGTGAGTGTTGACTACCAACCGTACCGCCGAACGTTCCTCATCACCTTCGAAGGAGTTGATGTAGTTGTATGTAGCGAACTCCATGCCGAAGGTTTTGGCGTTAGTTACGAACGCTACGAGCGAACGAGTTGAGATAGGAGTAACGAGCGTACCTTTATTGAACTCGTCGCGTAGTTGATTTGCCATTTCAACGAGCGCTCTATTCTTGAGTAACTTCTGCTCGATAGGCTTGTCGTATGGGAACGATAGTCTTATTGAGAATCGGTCTGCGAGTGCTTGGTTGAGTGGTCGAGTGCCACGATAGTCGGGGTTCATGTCACCGATAATCAATAGATTAGGGTGAGCCTTGATTACCTCGCCACCGTTTTCCATTAGTTGAATCTCACGACGATAATCGAGTAGTGAGAATATGAAAGTTAAGAATCGCTCGGGCGCGAAGTTAATCTCGTTAAATAGGAGTACGCCACCGTTACGAACTATCTCTGTAACTGCGCCGTCTTGCCACCTAAAGTGACCGTCGGGAGTTGGTATCCAACGACCGACTAGGTGAGAGGCTTCTAGCCCGATATGGCATGCGACGTTGAAGTACCTCATGCCTCGAGCGCTTGCGTACGCTTGAGCGCTCATAGTCTTACCGCTTCCTGCGTGACCTTCAATTAGAACGTTCATGCCGTTGGCGAGTGCGTGGTCGTACACCTGATAATCGGTTAAGCCGTCAACGACCTTGCGGTTGATGTAGGTATCTGCCCATTTCTTGTCGGGTACGCTTACCATAGCATTGACGAGCGCTTGGCTTGTCGTTGATACGGTTGGTCGTTCGATAACCTTAGTAGTGGTGGTTGCCACCTGTGCTACTTGCGCGATAGGCGTATCAACACCCTTCGCAATAGGCTTAATAGATACACCCTGATTACGTCGCTTGTCGGTGATGTAATCGTTGAGTGAGTTGTCGCCGATTTCTAGTCGAGCGATAAGACTACCTGCGACCTCATTGTGCGCCTCGGGCGCGGTTGCGGTAGGAGTGGTTTCAAGGGCATATAGCGCCTTGATACCGACGTTAGTGATTTGACCTAGTTTCATCATGTCGCGGTCGCGGTCGCTAATAACGACGGCGCATGGTTCATGAGAGATAGGGTTATTTGGTAGTTGTGTGAGTGATACTTGCTTCCACGCCTGACCTCGACCTTTCATGCCGTTCGATACGCGGTGGTATAGATATACCTCGGTATCGTCGGATAAGATGAGTGTCTGCGCTTGGGCAGGTAATCCCTCGAGTTGGTCGTCTGATACGACGAGTAACGCGAGTGACATTTGTTCGGGTTTCCCTTCTTAATCGCCATTGTTGGCTTAGTACCTATCTAAGCCTATTTCCGTATTTAATTCCACTTGCGAGCCTCATATTTTGATAACGAACTTATAACGATTTTCTCTCACTTATCCACAACCCTCTCTATGCGCCCGACGGCGCGGTAATAGGGTTATCTCTTGTATATATAGAGAGAGAGTAAGGGGGGCGAACACTAGCCTTATTGCTTCTTATCATATAGCCCACCCACTCTCTTAGCCGTAGGTCTGGCCTTACGCCTAATAAGCCTATCTCTCGTCGTGGCAGTAGCCTAACTCTCTCGGCTAGTCAAGCCGACACGCCGTTGCTCTCTTGTGATATGCGCCACAGCATTTCCGCGCCGAAGTTACTCGCGAGTAGCAACAGAATCAACGGGTGGCGGCAAACAAGCAATAAGCCTACCGCCGAAGGAGCGGTAGGCTTATTGGTGAGAAAGGGGAACTTAGCAGATAGAGAAGCCACCACAGTCCTGCAGGAAGTCTGCAAACTCTTTGATGTTCTCCTCATTGAGCGGATAATGGCTTTCCCATGGTTCGGTCTTTCCGAAACCGCGACAGCCGTTACACGTTCCCTTCGTTCTACCTACTAAGAGTGCTATGTCCTCATCTAGGACTTTTTCAGGCATACCTGCCTCTACGCCAACCTTATCGGTTCTTATGCCAACGCCTTCGCATTGACGACAGGTATCCCACTCTAACTCCGCGATACGCTTATCGCGCTCTTTGATGTATGTGAGTGCGCTACCGTCGGCTAGAGATTCAAGAAGCAAATCTGCGAGCGCCAAGCACTCCTCATGCGTTTTCAGGCCGTCGCCGTCGTTAGAGTGTCCATTTGGAACTCTATAGTGGAGAGTGCTATCTACCTCACAGCAGTACTCCCACAGAGGTCGCCACCACCACACGTTATTGCGGAAATACTCACCGCGCTCGCTCTTAGGGTTATTACCCATTACGTCCATACCCATGATTATCTTATCCTTTCCACTAAAACGTTATTCCAACCGCGTTGTTTTTCCTCTAACTGTTGGTCTACTTGTAATACATCTAGTAAGGCTTCCTTAGCCTTGCTAGTGAGTATCTCGTCTGATACTCCTATCGTTGCGTAGTTGAAGTATTCGTGCTCTTCCATATAGGTCACGAACTCGACACTAAAGGGAAACGCCTTGAAGGTCTTGCCGTTGATAACCTTAGTCGTCATTAGATTCACCTAAGACTTTCTCGATTACCGTCTTGAACTTTTCCACGTCCATATCCTCATCAAGCATGTCTAGTGGATTGAACTTGCCGAACATTTGTGCGTGTGCGTTAGGACGAAAGACTAGGCTTATGTCCTCGGGAATATCTATCTCGAAGTTTTCTGATATTTTTCCAGTTACGCCTAATAAGGCTAGTAGCGGATTGAAAGCCCCAACTCCCCAACAAGTATGGATAGCGGTAGATAGTGCGTACATGTCGTCCTCGCTAGGCTTATCGTTAGTGTTGATAGATTCCATAGCGGTATTGGCGAGCACATTGACGAGCCTCGCAGAGAACTCCTCGTCCTCTTTGAACACTTGGCACATGATAGCCGAGCGAAGTCGGCCGTCTGATAGTCCTGTCGTTCCATTAGGAAGTCGGAACTCTTCACCGCTTTCTGCCTCACTCATAGTTGGAGTAAGATGAACTGCGGTCATAATCTCTGAGAAGCGGTATTTCCGTTCCTCGGTTGTCATTTTAGACATATTCTCCCCTTTCTTGAGAGTGCTCTCACTCTACTACGGCGGTGGCGCGGTAACAAGGATTCTCTATAACAGATATATAACGATTCTCTTATAGTTATCCACAGGACGAGCGATAAGGTTTGTGTTGGGCTTGCTTGGCGCTTGGCAGGCAGGCCTGCCAAGCAATAAAGCTACTAATAGCCAAGCAAGCCCAACACAAACAAAATAGCCCTAGCGCTTGCGCACTAGGGCTTTTTGTAGACTAGCGGGAGAAAGTAGTCGAAACGACCGCTAGTCTTATTAGTCGGGGGACTAATCCTGTTCCGATACCTCTACTTCGAGGTTGTCGGTGATGAAATCGTCAAGGTCACCGTAGATGTCACCCTTGAAGTAACCAGCCTCGCCTTGGGATTCCACGTCGAAACTGATACGTACGTTGCTGATATTGAAATCGTCCCATACGGACTGCTTTGCTGACTCCTCGTCGTCCGCTTCAATATCGTTGATTGTAAACAATTCGTCGCCCATGAAGTTGACGGTTGCTGTGTACTTGACACTAAGGTTGTCAATGGTGCTCCAATCGAGTTGTGAAGCAAGGTTATTGTAGAGTCCGACCGCATAGTCTTCCTCCATGTTACCTTCACGTACTTCTGACTTGAAGGTTGTTTCTACCACATTTGATATGCGGTTAGATGTGTATTTGTTCGCTAAGTCGGTGGCGATAGTCTTAGCCTCTGCCACCTTCTCTTGAACGTCGCTGTCGGTGTAGATGTTCACACCGTCGGGCGTTGTAATCACTTGGGTATGTCCCCCTTTGTCTCTTGTAAGAGGCTTTCTCTTACATAGGCTAATCTAATATAAGACTGCAGTAATCTCTACTTACATTGGTAAATATTTGATAACAATTCCAGGGAAGTTATCCACAGGCGGCAGAGTTTGTGTTGGGCTGGCTGGCTATCTACTAAAGCATTAGTAGATAGAGATAAGTAATAGCCAGCCAGCCAGCCCAACACAAACAAAAACCCCCGTGCTTGGCACGGGGGCATTTGCTAGGCTTATTACAGCCATTGACTTACAGATTTATACACAGATGCTGGAACGCTCTGCTCGTTGGTCATACCCAACAACTTGATAGTCCTACCAAGTTCTTCGTAATCACTATCGTGATACATACCTGCTGGTCGGTCAGGTCGGTCAGGTGAAGCAGGAATAACAGCCTTATCAACAACGAACTCAATTTCTAGTGTGTTGTTCCAATGACGGAAACAGGTGTTCTTTACTTCCAACTTACCTTGCTTGGCTAACGCAACTACCTTCTCGGCAAACTTTGCGTTATCCTTCTCATACTTGTCCTCTGCCTTCTTGTATTCGGCACGGAACTTGTCTTGCTCAGCAAGACGACTCTTGAGTGCGTCCATTAGGACTACTCTATCTACCTTTATGGTGGTTGCCATAAAAGCCCCTTTCTCTTGTATCGGTATCTCCGATAGGACTATCTAATCATTTCTTGTTATCTATCTCAAGCGTAGTAGGTATCTTTTGTATAACGATTTCTTTGGAGTTATCCACAGGCAGATGTTTGTGTTGGGGCTTTATATATGGGCAGGAAAGACAACTACCCTGCCCATAAGCGCATATAAAGCCCCAACACAAACAAGAGAGCCCCCCGCTGGGTGCGGGGGGCTCGGGGGCGTTACGCGTTACGCGTTAGCGAATTCGCGGACCGCGGATAGAATGCGTGCCTTTTCGGCATTTACCATGGCGTCAAATCCGCTAGCAGCAGCCTTGATTGCCTCGCCATTGGCGGTGCGTGAAGGGCGGAAATAATCTAGGCGCTCAGTTAGCGCATTAAGCGCACCCCATGCAGTCCCGCGGATTCCGTCCTGAGTAGGCGCCTTGAAATATAGGTCATTCAAGACGTCGATTTTTTGCGCATGCTTAGTGACAGTGCCTTTTGGCGCATTATCATCAAGCGGATATATAGCGGTGAGCAACTTACCCCATTGCACATTGTCAACTGGTGTTTCGAATAAGGCTTGCGCCATAGTTTCGAATTCATCCATGTGATTGAATGTTAGGCCTAGCACACGGCGGGCCTCAGCGACGCGTCCCTCAACTTTTAAAGTGTGACGCACTTTAAAAGATTGCTTAGTGGACTTTAGCGCCATGTTCAGCGTGTTTTGGCATACGACGCGCACGGGCGTGATTGACGCCTGCACACTGGCGCTACCGTCATGTGAAGAGTGCACCAATAAATAAGTGACGGTCTTATCAGCGACGCCTTGCGGGTCTAGAATAAATTCGCGTGGCACAACTAGGCTACCGAATACAATTCGGCCGTCCTTGATTGAGCCAGCGGATTCCCATTTGGCGCCACCGTCCAAAATATTATCGCCAAAATTGAAGAGGTCCTCATTTTGGAATACGGAATAGCGGTCACCTACGACGGAAAGCACATCAGCGCCAGCGTCGACGGGATTAGTACGCACAACATAGTTGAGCGCGGATTTAGTACGATACCCTGCAGGATAGATGACTGGCTCAAGACGTACATTCCAGTCATTTAGCAATGCGCCCTTGAGCATGTCCGCGGTAGTAATATCCGCGTCCACGTCAAAAGTTGCATTTGCTAACCCATGCCATGCAGGAGCGCCACGTAGGGCAAAAGCAACTTGCCCGTTTTCGTGAGTTTCGAGGTTATGA